AACACAGATTTCGGTAAAATCACTTCCGAATTCGAAAAAATTGCTAACCCCGAATCTGGCGGTGGCAAAAAATCCTACCAAGACGACAGAATGTGGAAACTAGAAGCCGATAAGGCTGGTAATGGTACAGCCACACTGCGTTTTCTACCTCGCGTAGAAGGTGACGAACTCCCATGGGTTCGTATCTTTAACCACTCCTTCCAGGGTCCAACTGGTAAGTGGTATATCGAGAACTCTCTTACCACTCTTGGTGAGAAAGATCCTGTCGGTGAATTGAATTCTAAATTGTGGAATTCTGGTTCTGATGCCAACAAGGAAATTGCTCGTAAACAAAAGCGTAAGTTATCTTACATCTGTAATGTTTTGATCGTTTCTGATCCAAAGCATCCAGAGAATGAAGGACAAGTTCGCTTGTTTAAGTTTGGTAAGAAAATCTTTGATAAGATTATGGATAAGGCTCGCCCAACTTTTGAAGATGAGAAGCCAGTTAATGTCTTCGATCCATTCGAAGGTGCAGACTTTAAGTTGCGTATGCGTAAGGTAGATGGTTATGCTAATTATGACCAATCCACTTTTATGGATCCAACTGAGTTGGCAAGTGGTGATGAAGAAAAGATGGTTGAGATTCTAAACAAATCTTACAAGTTGTCTGAGTTCTTAGATCGTAAAAACTTCAAATCTTTTGAAGAACTGACTAAAAAACTGTCAGATGTGTTAGATGGTGAAGGAACACCTGTTAAGTCAGCTGCTTCTTTGTCTGAAGACGACAACTATGTTGCTCCAAAGTCAACTGCCACTACTGTAGCATCAAAGCCAGTAACAGTTTCTAAAGCAGCTGAAGTTAATGATGATGACGAAGATGTCATGTCTTACTTTCAGAAAATTGCTGACGAAGCATAATTAGTTTTAAACTAAAAGAAAAGGGATCTTCGGATCCCTTTTTTCATTAGTAGCGTGCATCAATATACTTACTTACGCTTGAGTCTTGATTTCTTGGTGGAGTTCTAATATCAGTTTTCCCTCCACCATTATTGTTAATTGTTGTTGATGGAGCATTAACAACATTTGTATTGGCACCAGATTTAGCTGTCTTTAATTCTTCATTGCCTTTAGATGCAGTTTGTAAATTTTCACCACTGCTTGATGGACCAGGAGTTACTGTACTGGCCATTCCTTTCTTTAGACCCTCATTTTGTTTCTGATCTATCGCACGATCTATCAACTCAAGTTTGCTTTGAAACATTTCTTCTGAATCTGAATCGCCTGGAATTGATGGACCATCTTTTACTGTCTGTTTTTTAAATTTTTGTAAGTCATCAAGAGACATCTTTTTAATCTCATCAGGTTTGACTTCATCTTTTTTCTTGTCATCTCCGCCACCGAAGAAACCTTTGATTGATTTGTATCCTGAGGTAAGTGCACCACCAACTTTTTCTCCGACTTTACTACCACCATAGTATCCTAAAGCACCACCAATCAGACCACCAACAGCAGTACCAACGATAGGTACTACTGAACCAATCGCTGCTCCTGCAGCAGCACCAGCAAGAGCACCACCTGCTCCACCGACACCACCTCCAACTGCTTCACCTTTCTTAACATCGGTCTTATCGCTGACTTCTGCTTTCATTTTCTTGGCATCGGCTTCGCTAATCTCACCTTTGGCAACTCTAGCATCAATTGCTTGATTTTGTTCACCCTCAGCAGCATTCGCATCTTGCCATCCTGAGTATGCTTCGTACGCACCCATACCAACAGCAGCCACTGAACCAAGCAATCTTCCACCGCCACCCTTTAAGAATCTTGCTGCTTTACTGCCTAGACTCTTTCCTCCTGCTTTTCCTGCAGCCTTACCACCTTCTTTTCCAGGTAAGTTATCTGCGATATCTAGAGCAGTGTCAACAACACTTGGACCACCAGCATCTGAACCACCACCAGCACCACCAGACTCTGACATTTTAGTCAAAGCAGCAAGTTGTTGTTTTTGTATGTCTAGGGAAAGAGCAAGTGTTTTTCCAATTTCGTGTTCAGCATTTACTTGTTCAACATTTCCTTTAATATTTTCTGCTGATACTTTTGAAGATTTTTCTTTTTCTTCTTCAATTTGTGTATGTGGAACTTCTTTCGATTTAATGTCTATAACATTATTTTCTATTTCTTTCTTAGTAGCTCTGCGAGGTTTAGTTGTAACATCTTTCGCCTCAACATCTATAACATTATCTTTTATTTCTTTCTTAGTAGCTCTGCGAGGTTTTTTCGTATCTACTGCTGGTTCTTCTTTTATTGCTGCTTGTAATCTTGTATCAACTTTAACAAGTTCACCAGTTTTTTTGTCTAGATCTTCCTGGTCTTTCTTTAGCGGAGCAAACCCAGCTGCTTTAGCATCTTCAATTTTCTCATGCACTTTTGTTACAGCTGCTTCTTTTTCTTTGATTGTGTCGAATCTTTTCTCAGCTTCAGCTTTGGCAATTGCTCTGCCTTCAGGTGTTTTCATTCCACCAGCGAAGTTTGCTTTTCTTGCATAAATTGTTGGATCATGCTTCATAGCATCTTCAACAAATGCCTTCTTTTCTTCTTTTAATGCTTTTTTATCTTCACGCTTTTTTAATTGGTTACTAATAAAACCAGTAAATCCAGTAACACTTGTACTTTGAACTTCTTCGTGGCTCTTTCCACCAAGAAGGAACTGTCTGAGCCCACTATTTGCTCCAGCACCCTTTGATCTTAGTTCATCATCATTTTTAATTTTATTTCCAACGGCAGCACCGAGACCATTCTTAATTGCTTCTTTAAGTGTGGCATTTAACTTAGTTAAACTCTCAGTTACTTGTTCTTCACGTTTCTTTTTAAATTCTTCATCATTTGCTGCTTTAACATTTTGCTCAGATAACTTCTTAACATCAAGGGATAAATTTTGAGTTGCCTGTGTATGTACCTGAAGAGCAGACGTATTTTTCTTTGTCTGCTCAGCTTGTATCTTAAGAAGTTCTTGCATTGTCATGTTACTGTTTTCTCTCTAATCTTTGTTTTTCTTCTTCTAAGAATTCAACCAGCAAGGCAACATAAATCTCCCTTTCGAAAGGGATCATATCTTCAATCTCAGTCAGAGAATATTTGTGATATTGCATCAGGGCGAAGTTGGTTTTATAGTAATTACCCAACGACTCGTGACTGAGATTTACTAAAAAAAACTGGCTGTTCCCTCCAGAGTTGTTTTATTATGTGCTTTACAAGCAGGACAGTCGTATTCAATATCTTTTTTAAACTTTGGAATACTAACAAAGAACTCTTCAATCTTGTCGAATTGTTCTTTTGTTAAGTTTAATATAAACTCTTCAAGTTCTTGTCTTGTCTGTTCTTTGGCATAAAACATCTCATCGCCATTGTAAATTGAATCAATACAATCAATTATAACTTCCATAATTGCATTAATATCTTCTTCCATACCTTCTGCCTTGTTAAAGGTGTCAAGATTAGGATAGTGCATAATTACACCACACTCATCAAAAAGATGTATTTTATTTGAGTGGGCTGGATCTTTAATAACATCAATAGTAGTTAAATCAATTCCAAGTTTTACTTTATTCTTTTCTTGATCACAGTGCATGCAAGTAAAAATTAAGTCAACAGTTTCACCAACTGACTTGGCTCTAATTTGTGTGAACAGATAATCAATATCAAAAATTGCCAAGGAATTAACATTAATTTCTTCTTGAACACAATTAGATATAATTTCTTTTAGTGTGCGTACCATAACTTCAGAGTTTTCGCTCTGCTGCGCAAGTAGTAGTGCTTTTTCTTCTCTAACCAAAAATGGTCTGAATGATACTTTCTTTTCTGTAGAAGGAATCTTTACAGAGTATAGTGCGGTTTTCATCATAGGTAATGACATAGTTCAATCTCCTTTATTCATTTTATCGATTAATTTGTTCAATTCACTTGTGCTACCAACAAAGATAGCATTGTTTGTTACATTTTTAGCAGTAACTTTTGGTTCATCAATTTTCTGTTTCTGTTGATGTAGATCCATCAACTGACTATTGATATCTGCCACCTGTTTCATTAAGTTTCCAACTACCTCAAATGCTCTTGGGTGTTCAGATTGTTTTGCCACCGCAAGAGCATTTGTTAAAGCATCTTCACCTTTTGTCAACAAGTTTAAAAGATTGGCTCTGGTTTTATCGTAATCAGATTCAATCTTTTGTTCTTGTGATTCTATAATTTCTCCAGTTTCGGCAACTATCAATTCACCTGTTACCTTTTCAATTGGAGTCATATTAAAGATCTCACTCAAGTTATCATCAATTTTCATTTTATTATATTGTACCTTCAGAGTCGATTCCATCGCTTCTAGTATTTCTAGTAGGTGGATCATCAGGGTGTAAACCTAAGTCTACTGATGGGTTGGCAGCTGTGTTGGTAACTGGCGCAGCCATTGCTGCTGGACTAGTTGCGCCTTGGCTGAAAGGTGCTGGACTTGCTCCGAAACTACCTGCGCCTGGAGTTGGTGAACTAAAACCACCACCTGCGAATCCTCCTGTTTGAGGTGCGCTAAATGCTGGTGCGCTGCCCATTGGTGAATTGAATCCGACATTTCCTGCTCCTCCAAATCCACCTGTTGACATACCAGCTCCCATTCCTGATGGAACACCAGTCATATTGGTATTTGTAGTTTGTGTAGTTGCTGTTGGATTAGCAGCTGTTCCTGCTAATTTTTCTTGAGTGCGACCGAACGCAGCGATACCAAGAACAGCACCCATGGCGATATGGAATAAACCAGCACCTTGAAGTGTTAGTGGATTCCACTGCACTAATTGTTGATGTGAAAGAGATTGAATTAATGCCCAAAGAATTGGGAAAATAACCATATCAAAGAAACATACTATCATGTACATCCATCCCATGGCTGGACGCCATTTCTTTTGCATCCAATCTTCGTCTTTTTTAATTTCTGCCATTTTGGTTCCTTTAAGAGAAATCGTTCCAAACATCAGTTAAAACATTTTGTGTTGTACCACGCAATGTGTTTAACCCCTCATCTCTTTTCGAGTTTATACTTGACATTAAATTCTGTTGAGCATTTGCTTGAAACGAATTAATATCAGAAAAGTATTCCTGTGGTATTTGTTGTATTTTGTAGATATCTGGTTGAATCGCTGCCATTTGATTTAATCCTCTACCAACAGCATCTGCTTGTTGTATTGGCTGACCATCTGCGCCTATTTGTTGCGCTGGTTGTAAACCAGATAGCAGAGTATTTTCATTACCAACAGGCGCATCAATTGCTACGTAATTCCAATACTTATACTGTAGAGTTACAGACAGTTTCATAATATCTTTTCCAGCATAATCTAATTGTATTGAACCAACATTTTTTGGCCATACTTCATATAACGTAACTTGGTATCTTGATTGATCTAAAGTGTCTTGAACAAGAATCTGCATTTGTTTACATACATACTCATCATAGTATTTAAATGTTCTTTCGTTTCCATTCTGTATACTTGTAATCCAATTATCAAACCAAGACTTAACATGCATCTTTTGGTCTACATAAAACGATAGTGTTACTGGTTCATAATTGAACTCTGTAGGTGTTTCGCGAACCTCTCCAAAAATTCTAATTGGAGTAGCGTTGACTTGTAGTCCAGGAAGAGATGCCTGGTCACAGAATAACAGTAAAGTTTTAAATGGAGTAATACCATTAACTGCTCTTGCAGATGAAGGTATGTCCATAACTACCGAGAACCTATTTGTTCTGGCCATTCCCGATGACATCGACGAAACGAAGTCGCTAATTTTCATATCTTTTTCCTAGATTCTGACCAGACATATTCTTTAGATGCCTTAGTAAATCTCTCTACAGGTAACATCATTGCTGTTGTCCAATCATCTGCTGGTACATTTACCATTGGAGATTTTAAGTGATTTGTTAGATATCTCTTTACACATGGTTTGGCTAAATTGAATTTAGACACACCATCTATCAGTGACCATGAATAACGCAACTTTGTTGTGGTATCCATTTTATCGTTGTTTGCGAATACCATTAATCTATCCATTAAAATTATTCTTAATCTGTGTGGAAGATAGTGCATATTCAAACCAATAAATCCATCTTCAGTTTTCCTGAAAGGAAATACCAGAGGAAATTTGTCATAGTATGGTAACTCTTTCTTTAACTTTGGATCATACAAAAACATGTATAATTTTCCTGGAGTTAAAGAGTTTGGACTCTTAACATTGGCTGGATCATTGTTAATGATCATTTGTGGCGTGATCCGCTTCTTGCTCAGAAGCAGTGCCTGTTGTTCAAACCATGTCTTAGACTTTTTCGCTATCGAAGGATCGTAGCGATACTTGTCAAAGATATCCTGTAACTGTGATTTATTAGTAGCCATAAGTATATTTATAGTCCTAATTCATGTTCGGTCAGCTTTATAAACTCCCAACCTCTTTCTTTGGCATACTGTGTGGCAGCAGTCCACTTAGATTGATTTTTGATATAGGCAAATGACTCTTGAAGATAACGCTGAGTCTGCTTTCCAGGATATACAGGTGGGATTGTTTGTTTGTAAGGTTTAATCTCTACAAGGTATGTTTTTACATTTCCTGTAGTTTCTTTAACCTGTATCTTAAAATCAACAAAATAACGATGAATCTGATTATCCGTTCCACAACGATACGGAATAATGGTTTCCTCTGAGACCCACTTAATTACACTTGGATTTACATCGCACCAGTTGGCAAATCTCGTCTCCCAACTGGATCTCATAATGATATTTGTTGGATCACCAGAGTATTTTTGTGGGGTTGTAGGTGTAAACTTTCTTTTATGGAACATAAATATACTATAACAATCTAATTCACTATTTAGAGAAAAACATGGCAGATAATTTGCAACCAAATAAACTGAATCCAACGATTGGCGCACCAAAAGACTTTTTGGCCAGTGCTTATAAAATCGATCAGTTTCAATACCCACAAGACCTATACTCAAATAATCGAGAGTATGGTGGGAATTATGTTATTTTCTATATCAATGTGGCTGAGGATTCAAGAATATTGAAAGTTAATAATGAACCGACTGTAGATCCTTCTCTAGTTCCACCAAGATATCGTGGCGATATTGCCGCAAGCGACTATAATTATCTTCAAACAGTTGCTGGCACTGCTGGTATGGCAGTGGCAACTGGAGCAGTTGCTGGTCTCGGTGCTGGTATTCTTAATGCTGGTTCAGCAGCAACAGCTGCCGCTGCCAATGCCCATGCCACAAATGCTGCAAACAAAAGAGCAGGAATTAGAAATGTATCTAAACAAAGTGGAACAAGAGCAGCCCTTGGAGCTGCTGCTCGTAGTGTTGTTGGTGGAACACTGAAAGGTGCTGCAGCAGTTGCGGGAACTGTTGGTGTGGCAGGCGCAATCGGTACTACGGCAGTTAGTGCCATGGTTGGTGGAAAACTTGGTCGTCAACAGAAAAGATTACAAAAAGCAATTGCACTTCATGTTCCGAATCAATTAAGTGTTAGATATACAATGGATTGGTCGGCAGAAGATACTGCTGAATATCAAATGGGTGCCAGTGGTATAACTGATATGGTAAAAGCAGCTACTGGTGGTGGTATTGCCATGGCCACGGGAACTGTCGGTGCTATTATTGGAGCACTTGCACTAACTAAAGGTCCAGGCGCAGCAGGTCTTTCAGCTGCTTCTGGCTTGGCAGCAAATCCAAAGAAAGAAAATCTATTCAAGTCTGTTCAGTTTAGATCGTTTACTTTTGATTATAAATTCTTTCCAAGAAATTCGTCAGAAGCACAAAATGTTCTAAACATTATTCAGGAATTTAAAATGCATATGCACCCTGAATATAAAGACAGCAACAGTTTCGTGTTTATTTTTCCGTCTGAGTTTGATATTTCTTACTATAATGGTGGAACAGAAAACATGAAATTACATCGCCATACTTCTTGTGTCTTAACAGATATGAATGTAAACTATACACCAAATAGTATGTTTAATGCATTTGATGATGGAATGCCAACTCAAATTGATGTTCAGTTATCATTTAAAGAAATGGCTATTCTTACCAAACAACAAATTCAGGATGGATTCTAATGTACTTCGCAAGGATGCCCTTAATCTATTACGATTTCCAAGACAAAGATGGAAATCCAGTTGTAAGAGTCTTAAAAGATATTACAACAAATGTTCGTATTATTAAACAAGAATTACAAAACATTTCCGTATATGACACATATGATATTGTTGACGACGAAACACCTGAAATAATTTCAACTAAAGTTTATGGTACTCCAAAGTATCACTGGGTTCTTATGATTATGAATGATATCTATGATTACAGAAACGACCTACCATTAAATTACAACACTCTTACACAGTATGTTACAGACAAGTATGGTTCTGGTAATGCTTACGCAATCCATCATTGGATTAATTCTGATGAGATGATTGTAAATTCTACTTATCCAGGCGCAACTTCTGTATCAAACTTTCAGTATGAAGAAAGTGTAAACGAATCTAAACGAAGAATAAGACTTTTATCTAAACCTGTCTTAGATACTGTAGTAAGACAATATAGTGCGATGTTTGCTTAATGGAAAAAGAATTTGACAATCCATCATCTGCCCAGATAAGGTTTGCAGGTGATGTAAATATTGAAAAAGTTGAGATGTACTCACTTGCGAGTGGTGCAGCGTTTGACATTAAAAACCAAGTTCTCGCAATACAAATTTATGAAGATCTGTTTAGTCCATTTATTACAGGATCAATAATTGTAAAAGATTCTTTGGACTTGATTAATAACTTACCCTTTGCTGGCCAAGAGTATGTTAATCTAAAAGTATTTACACCAACACTTGATATATCCTCACCAGAGGCTGGTGTCATTCAAGGAAATTTCTATGTATTTAAAATTTCCGATAGAGAGTACGTTGCTGAAAAATCTGTTATCTACAAGATTCACTTCATATCGACAGAAGCAGTTGTAGATTTAAACATGGCACAAAGTCGTGCCTTTGCTGGTAAAATTTCTGACATCGTTGGAATGTTAATGAAAGATCAAAATTTTATCGGAACAGAAAAAGATGTAACTGTTGAGACAACTAAAAACGAAACAAAATTTATCTCTAACTTTTGGTCTCCGATTAAGTGTATAAATTATCTCTTACAACAAGCAACAAATCCCAATGGAAGCACGACCTATTTGTTTTTTGAAAACAGATCAGGATTTAACTTTGTTTCTTTGGATTATCTAAACGAAAAAGATGTTCATCAATCTTTTTCTTTTGGAGCTGCAACCAATGATATCAAAAAACATGGTGGTTCAACTCGTGTTCTTGACAGAGATTTTGGTAAAATTGTAGAGATTAATGTTCCGAACTCTTTTGATTATATTGATAGAGTTAGACATGGAACATACGCTTCAAAATTAACTGTACACGATTTTACGACAAAGAGATATAAAACTACTCACTATGATTATCTTAGAAAGTTTCTTGAAGGTAAAGAAGCGAGATTAAATAACTTTCCAATTACCACAGATACAGTTGCTGCTAGTATTAATGCCTTGGGTCTTGTAAATGAAACATCGAATCAGTTGTTCACTGGATATGGTGTTGTTGATGCTACAAGAGCAATTCAAGATAGAATATCCCGAATGAAACAGGCTGAATCATTTAAGGTAACGATAAAAGTAAAGGGTAGAACAGATTATACAGTTGGACAAGTTGTTTACTTAGATATCAATACACCATCTCCAACTCAAACTGATGATACTCCAGAAACTATGGTTGATAAAATGTTCAGTGGAAATTACTTAGTCGCTGCAATTAACCACTATATTGATAGAGAAATGCATGAGTGTACAATGGAATTAATTAAAGATAGTTTAATATTTGATTTGACGACAGGTAAAACAGCATGATAAGTTCAAATTTTTATACAGGTGTAGTTGAAAGTAGAGATGATCCATTAAAGATTGGTCGTTGTCAAGTTCGTATTGTTGGAATTCATACTGAAGATAAAACAAAATTAGCAACAGAAGATTTGCCTTGGGCAAGTCCTGTTCAATCTATTACCTCTGCTTCTATGAATGGTATTGGCTGGACACCTGTCGGTCCAGTAAATGGAACATGGGTTCTTGTTGTGTTCACTGATAAAGATCAACAACAACCTATTATGCTTGGTACTCTTGGTGGTATTCCTCAAAGTAAAGCAGCATCTATTGCTGTTGAAGAATCTGACAGCGATATGATTGCCACTGATGGTGGTGTTCTAGTTGATTCATCGGGAACAGAAGTAACCAATACTTCTGGTATTCCTATTACTGTTGGATCTTCTGACGCACAAGCAAAACCAACTACATCATCAACTCCTTCAACTGAAGCAAGTCAACCAAATTTAACAGAACAGAAAACTCCAAATAAACCTGCAGATACTGTTCTTAAACAAGATATACCAACTGATCCACCAAAGGGATCAACATCTAATCCCACTGTTGCTAAACAGAATATTCAGTATCTAATAGATGCTTGTGATAAAGTTGGATTAACAAGCAAGTATGCTAAGAGTGCTGTTCTTGGTATTTGTGGCGGAGAATCTTCTTGGTTGTGTGTTGAAGAAGGTTCATACTACACAAAAGCAAGTTCACTATCTGCAATCTTTAAGAGAACATTTCCAACAGAAGAATCTGCTGTACCTTATACTAAGTGGGCAGGTAGTAAAGCAGATTTCTTTAGAAAAATTTATAGTCCTACAGGTAATGGTGCTTTACTTGGGCATAAAGATGCTAATGATGGTGCTCTTTATTATGGTCGTGGTTTTAACCAGATAACAGGTAAATCTCTGTATATACAATTACAAAATTATCTAAAAGGTAAAGGTGTTGTTGTAGACTTTGTTAATAATCCAGGATCTTTAGTTTCTGACCCAGCAACTTCTGCTTTGGCCACTGCTGCTTTCTATGCGCTTAATGTTAAACACGATCAAAATGATCCAGGATATTTCATTGCTGCTTTGAAACGAACAGGTGCTGATGCCAACGGCACTGGTTATGCAAAGAAACAAAAGTTTTATGAGTATTTCCTTGGCACTGCAGTTGCTGTAAATTCAACTAATAAACCTGCTGCCGATGATCAGAGAGTTTATACGAAAGAAGAAGTAAAAGATCTTTCACCTGCAAAACAAGCAGCACTACTTGAAGATCGTTCTGGTAATGCTACCATGGGATTTACTGATCCAAAGGGTAAATATCCACTACGTAATCTACTAGATGAACCAGATACTAATCGTTTGGCACGTGGTGTTATAAAAGAAACAGCCATTGAGTTTAAAGATTCTGTACGAACTAATGGAATTACTGCAGCGAATGGTGATGATTCGTGGAATCAACCTTTGGCACCGTTCGGTGGTATGTATCCATACAGTAAAGTTTTTGAATCTGAATCTGGTCACTTATTTGTTCTCGATGACACACCTGAAAACGAAACAGTAAGTTTATATCACAAAAGTGGATCCTTTCTTGATATAGATGCTAATGGAACACAGGTAAATAAAATTATTGGTGATGGCTACACAATTTATGACAGGAACGGATTAATATACATTACTGGTAAAGCAAACCTAACTGTTGGTAATGGTATAAACATTTATGTACAAGGTGCCGCAGATATTCAAGTAGATGGAGCTGCAACTATTAATCTAAATAATAATGCCGATATTGGTGTTGGTGGTGATTTAAATCTTGCAGTTGGTGGTGATTTTAATCTCAAAACAGGTGGATTGTTTAATGTTTCTGTCGGCGATAAATTTGCTGTTCAAGCAGGTGCTGAAGCAAGTATTAAGTCAGGTGCTGAGATGTTCTTGGGTTCTGATGGCACCATGCATATTGCTTCTTCTGGAAATGTTAATGTCGATGGCGCAGAGTTTCATGGTCAAGAAGGTGCGGCAAGTTCAGCGCCAGCAGTTTCAACTGGATTAACTGCCCCTGATTTTCAAGCAGGTCGTTCTAACCAGTTTAACTATCTAACAACACCTGTTAGACCTTCGCCACCTGTTCAAGTTAAGTACGCAATCGAAGAAGAAAACAATTCTTTAGTTGAAGATTACATTAATAATCCAGACAAATATAAAAATCCTGAAGCAGCTGAAGGTGGTGTAAAAGAAAACTACGCTGGAACACCGAAAGACGATGGACAAGGTAAGAGTTTAATTGCAAGTAATACAACTGGTGATATTTACCTATTCTTACAGAAACAAGTACAGTTGGCTCAGTCTGGATATTGGTCAGAAACAGGTATGGGTGGTAAACCTTCAAATGCTAATATTACTCGTATTTGGGCAGACCTTGGATATCCAAAATCTGGTTTATGGTTAACCGACCAAACTGCATGGTGTATGGGATTTGTTAACTGGACATTGAAACAGTGTGGGTATCGTTATGTTCAGACTGCTTCCGCAGCTGAAATAACAACAAACACTGCTCGTTGGAATGCAACCAAAATATCAAATCTAGCAGATGCTCAACCTGGAGATATTGCTTTCTGGAGTTATCGCCATGTTAACTTTGTTTATACAAATAACAATGGTAAATTGACATTCGTCGGTGGAAACCAAGCAGATAAAGCAGCGAACAATCCTTCTGGTGGTACAGTTAATAATTCTTGGCCATCTGGATATACTGTTCCAGGAAATGGTTCTTTAGTGGCAATATACAGACCGAGTAAGACATAATGCCGAAAATAATGCGTAAGGGAGATTTAAGTCGGGGATCTGATGGTGGAGCAGCGACTCCTTTGACTGCCTTAAACCAAGCCACTAAATCTTACTGGGGTGGACAATTGGTCGGTTTGGTTGGAGATCAATTTCAATCTCATGTAGTTCCAATAGCAGTGGTTCACTCTGGATCACAGAGACAAATAACAGCTGGATCTTCTACCATGTTTTTTGAAGGCAAGGCAGTTGCCAGAACTGGAGATCCTATTGCCGATGGTGATAGATGCGCCGAAGGATTAACTACAGCATTTGCTGGATAACATATAAATAGTAGATATGGCAAGAAACGCAAGAACATTCTCGGATCTGGATCTAAACTTTACCCCTTCACCAATCTCTTTGGTGGTAAACACAGGTAATGGGCTGCTGACCACATCAACAACAAGCGATATTATTGTTGGAACAAACACCACATTCTCAGCTGCAGATTTACTTTATCGTAATATATTTGTTCTTGGAACTTTTGTTGGTAAAGTAAAAGAAACAATTGACGCAACTCATTTAAGGTTGTATCATAAGGCAAATACTACCTTTACTACAGCAAGTAGTTTTACCTATTCTAATCCAGCTGATTTGGTTAAAAGGTATGATGAGAACGCAATTAAAGCATCTGTTAGAAACCTTATTTTAACAACAAATTATGAACGAAAATTTCACCCTGAAATTGGATCTCAGGTAAGAGGATTGATGTTCGAACCAGCAACCCCTATGTTGGGTGCTGTTCTTGAACGAGCAATTAGACAAACAATAGACAACTTTGAGCCGAGAGTAACATTAGATCAAGTAGATTGTAAGATTAACCCAGACAACAACAGTGTTAGTGTTTCAATTTATTTTACTATTCTAAACACTCAAACACCTCAATTTCTTAATCTAGTATTAGAGAGAACACGATAATGGCACTTACCAGCAACCGAATTAATGTAGCGGAATTAGATTTCGATAATATCAAAGAAAACTTAAAAAACTTTTTTCGTGGTCAAGATCAGTTTAAAGACTACGACTTTGAAGGTGCTGGATTAAGTATTCTATTAGACGTTCTTGCTTATAATACTCACTATAATAATCTGTATACAAATCTTGCTGTAAATGAGATGTTTCTTGATTCAGCAGCAAAGCGTTCCAGTGTAGTTTCTCTTGCTAAAATGCTTGGTTATGTTCCTCGCTCTGCAACTTGTGCTCGCGCAATTGTTGATGTAAAAATAATCAACCCAACATCTACACCATCAATTACAACTCTACCAACATATCAACCATTTACAACAACTGTTGATGGTATCAATTTTACCTTTTATAATGTCGGTGATTATAGTACAAGAAATGGTGCTCTTGGATATGTTTTTTCAAATGTTACTTTGATTGAAGGTAATCCTTTAACATATAGTTATACTGTTACTGCTGGATCTAGATATGTTATTCCAAACGCAAATGTTGATTTATCAACAGTTCGTGTAACTGTGCAAGACTCAGCAAATCTTGGTAATTTTACAACATATACTTATGCCAATAACATAATTTCAGCAATAGATTTAAACAGTAAAGTCTTTTTTATAAAAGAGATAGAAGGAAACTTGTTTGAGATATACTTTGGTGATGGTGTTCTTGGTACACAATTATTAAGTGGTAATGTTGTTACTATTGATTACTTTGTTTCGAATTTAGCTGCACCAAATGGTGCTCGTTTGTTTAATTATACAGGTATTTCTTTGCTTGGTGGTTCAACAAATGTGTCAACAAAACTTGTAGCAACAGGTGGCGGTGAGCCAGAGGATATTGAGAGTATTCGATACAATGCACCAAGATCATATGCTGCTCAAAATCGTGCAGTTACTCCTGATGATTATAGATCATTAATTCTTCAAGGATTTCCTCAGGCACGATCAGTTTCTGTTTGGGGTGGTGAAGTAAATTCTCCTCCAATTTATGGTAAAGTTTATCTTTGTATTCTACCAACTGATGCAGATAAATTAACAACTATACAAAAGACATACATTTTAAATGAGATTCTGACAAATAAAAATATGGTTTCTATTATTCCAGAAATTATAGATCCAGAATATATCAGTATAGCATTGAATGTAACTTCTAATTATGATCCAACAACAACAAAGAAAACTCCGAATCAACTACAACAGATTGTTACTGGTACAGTTGTAAGTTATAACGAAGCTGATTTGAAAAGATTTGATGGAGTGTTTAGACATTCTAAGTTATCTCGTTTAATTGACACTGCTGATGTTTCTCTTGTAAATAACACAATTACAGTTCTATTAAAAAGAAAAATTATTGTTAAATATAATATTTCTGCTCAATATGTTATAAACATGATTAATCCACTATATTCTTCTGGTCAGGCTGATGGAAGTATTTACTCAAATGGATTTTATGTTAAAGGAAGTACTGATATTAATTATCTAGATGATGATGGACTTGGTTCAATTCGTTTATATACATTAGACAGTAATTATCAAAAAAACATTGTTAATCCAAGTATTGGAACTGTTAACTATGATACTGGATATATACAAATTAGTAATCTTTATATAACATCTCTTGTTGGTACATATTTTGAAATTTCAATGAAACCAAAATCGAATGATGTTGTATCAGCACTGCATCAGATTGCTCAAGTTGATTTGGATAATTTAACTGTAAATGTTGTTGCCGATAAATCTGCTTCTGGAGATTTAAGCGCAGGATTTAATTATCAATTCTCTGATCTAAGACCAGCATAATATGCGTGCTTCAACGTCATCTTTAATTTCTTCTCAAGTTCCTGAATTCGTCAGGGCAGATTATCCAACATTCGTTGCTTTTGTTGAAGCATATTATGAGTATTTGGATTCAAATGGTGTTGATTTAGAATCACTAAGAGATTTAGACACAACTCTTGACGATTTTGTTAAATATTTCAAGAAAGAACTGGCAGCAAATATGCCAGCCGATTTGCAAGTTGATGATAGATTTTTGCTGGAACACATCAAGAATCATTACTTAGCAAAGGGTAGTCAACAATCATTTAAATTATTATTCAAACTTCTGTATAACAAGAATGTTGAACTTGTATATCCAGGAACTCAGATGCTTAGAGCATCTGATGGTAGATGGCAACAGGATACTTCTCTATTCATTAAAGTTTCCTCTGGATCACCAACAATGATTGAAGGTAAATTTGTAGATGTTATAAAACCAAATACAAACGCATCGTTCAAACTTTTAGTTAATCGTAGACAGGATGTTGAAATTGAAGTTGATCGTATTGTTCAATTGAGTTCTGATACCTATGAAATTTTTATTGATAGAAAATACTATGGAAATCTTGAAGTAGGTGATGTAATTAGATATGTAGATTTTTCTGGAACTATCGTTTCTACAACATCAAAAGTTTCAATTGTTTCAGGTGGAACAGGATTTAAAGCTGGTCAACTGTTTGAAATTAAAAATGGATCAGGTGTTAGATCTACATTAAAAATAACTCGTGTCAATTCAGTTGGAACTATTCTTGCCTGTGAATTTATTAAATTCGGAGTTGGATATCAAACTGATTTTACTCTTTCTATAAATTCTTCTCAAGATTATTTTGCAACTTCAACACAACCTTTACTTTCCACTGTTCTTGTAAATGATAAAAACATAACCATCACAGAAACAACAAATGGAATGGCTGAACAGGGTTATATCTCTAGGTATGACTATGCGTATACTTTTGATAATAGCAATGTTCAACAAATATACATGGATGGAACTTATGTCGGTGCAGCACTTGGAACTTTTACAACTCAGGCGATTAGTCAGATTGTATCTTCTGTAGGTAAAGTTGCTGCAGTTTTAAAAATTAATCTTGGACCTCAGGCAAATTATCCAGGATACTATACATCAAACGCAGGGTTTCTGAGCGATTCAATTTATATTCAGGATAGTAAATACTATCAAGCGTTTTCATATGTTTTAAAAATTGATGAACGTCTTGATTCTTACAAAACTGCTGTAAGAACTATGGTGCATCCTGCAGGAACTGCGTTATTTGGCGAGTATCAAGTATCAAATTACTTTAATGTAGGTGCTGCTTTACAATCTCTCATAAAGATTTTGGCAGTAAGTTTGGCAGATTTAGTATTAACTTCTGACACTTCAATAATTTTTGATATATCAAAGGCATTAACTGAATCAGTGTTAATGTCAGAATCACCAACTTTTGCTATATCAAAAGCATTAACGGATTCTATCAATGCTCCAACTGATGCAGTATCCGCCATAGATTTCGGTAAAGCATTAACTGATTCAGTTAGTTCATCAGAGTCAATATCCAAATTTGATATTACTAAATTACTATCCGATTCAACTGCGCCGACAGATTCTACGACTCTTGCTTCTAGTAAAGCATTAACTGAATCCGTCACTTCTTCTGATTCTTCTTCACTACTTACCACTAAATATCTTATAGAAACACTTACTGGCTCAGATTATGGTGTAGTGTTTAAAAATCCTTACAGTCAAGGTACATATTTTGATTATACCTCGACTATTTACTCCGATGAAGTCGTTCAAACATTCTAATTCGACTCATTATTTCTTAACTTATAGGAGATTTCATTAAAATGAATATTCAAGAAAATTTAAAACCAACTGGGATGGTTTCCATCTCTCACTTCAATTCTAAAGGAGAACTTCTTAATCAATTTGAAGTACCAAATTTAGTAGTTACCACAGGTAAAAACTATATTGCTTCAAGGATTAAAGATACAACTTTCGCTGCAATGACACATATGGCTGTTGGTACATCATCAACTGCAGCATCGGCAACTGATACAACTTTGGTGGCAGAAACTGGCACTCGTGCTACTTTGTCTGCAACAACTGTTTCTACTAACACAATTACTTATACTGCTACTTTTGCAGCTGGTAATGCAACCTCAACTTCTCCTGGTATTCAAGAAGCAGGTATTCTAAACCAATCTACTGGTGGAACATTATTGTGCCGTACAGTGTTTCCATCAGTTGCTAAAGCAGCTGGAGATTCGATTGCAATTACTTGGGTTGTAACAGTATCTTAATTTTCGGATAAAAAATGGCGACATCATCTTCTCTAATAAAATCTCTTTTACATAAATCCATTGCGGAAGGTGTGTATAAAGAGATTCTGTCTAACTCATCAAGATATTACTATTTTTTAGGTAAGACGCTATCTTGGTCAGATGAAGCGTCGCCACCTTATCCAACAGATAGTCTAGCGTACGAGAGGGACACTCGTAACAATATTATTACATTTAAACAAATTCAACAAAATGATGTGGCATTTATTGTGCCAAGAATTGATTGGAAAAGTGGAAATGTTTATGATATTTACGATGATCAATATTCAACTTCAGTTCTCGGTGTAAATATTACAGCTGGAGGAACAAATTATTTGGTTGCTCCTACAGTTACTATTGACCCACCTGATCTTCCAAATGGTATTCAAGCAACAGCTGTTGCTAATTTATATAATACTTCCATTGGTTCAATAACTATGGTAAACAATGGCTCTGGTTATACAAATCATCCGAATGTTACCTTTACTGCTGCACAAGGTTCTGGTGCTGCAGCAGTTGGTGTTATTGGTATGTCTGCAACTGGAGCAGCATCAATCGAACAGTCTCAGTTTTATGTTATGACAGATGAGTATAATGTATACAAATGTCTAGACAATAATAATGAAGCACTTTCTACAGCAAAACCAATCGGTTCTCAAGTTCTTCCAATATCAATGTCCGATGGTTATGTTTGGAAGTATATGTTTAACGTGCCTTTGGCTTTAAGAACAAAGTTTTTAAATGATGAGTATTTTCCAATCGTAACTGCCTTGAGCCAACAATTCTATTCAAATGGTGGAATTGAAGCAGTTAAAATAAACTCTCGCGGAACAGGTTACTCTGCGATGACATTAAATGTTGATGGTGATGGTTACTTAGCAAGCGATCCTGTTTATCTGGGATCTGTTAATTTGTTTACTCGTGGTTATGGTTATACAGATGGAGATACAATATCCATCGTTCCTCCATATACTGCCGATGCATATTGGACAGCATCAAGTGCTGTCTTCCTTGGAAGCATCGTTTCAACATCAACAGGTAAATTATATAATGTCGTTCAGGCTGGAACAACAGGTGTTTCTGAACCTTCTTTTAGAAGCGGAACAGTTTCTGATGGTACTTGTGCTTTAGAATTTATCGGAGAAACTGCTAAGGCATATCCTTCTTTTAATTCCTTCACTGTTGCTGGAACAATTGCAATTACTGGAACTGCAGGTCAATTTTCCTGCGATGCTTCTTCCTTAGTAGTCGGAGATACTATAAAAGTAACTGGAACAAAAGGTGGGACTTCTACCTTTACTGGTTATCTAACAGGAAATATCTATAAGGTTTCTGCTGTTACTGGTACTTCGCCAAACGTAACTGCCTTTACACTTACAACTACAACAGGAGCTGCACTAAGCACAGTTGCTGGAACATTGACAGGATTAACTTTTTCCTCTGGAGCAATAACTGCAGTGAATACTGTTGGTGGTATTAGAGAAATTACTCTAAACTCTTTTGGTTCTGGTTACACATCAAATCCAACAATTAATTTTACTGCTCCTACTATTACCTTTACCGCAACAGCAACTTATGTTAATACTACAACAGAAGTTATAACCATAGGATCTCACTGGTTCGCAACAGGAGATAAGGTGGTTTATTCAACAGGTGGTGGAACTGCAATTACTGGGTTGGTTAATAACACTAACTACTATATTATTAAATCTTCTTCTACTGCAGTTAAGTTGGCTTCTTCTTACGCCAATGCGACTGCTGGTACTGCAATTAATTTAACTGCAGCTGGTGTTGGTACTGCCCATACTCTTGCGAATGCTTTAGATTTACCTACAGCAAGTGCTGTTCTCTCATCAACTGGTGTTGTTCAAAGAATTAAAATTACTGATTCTGGAGCAAACTTTCCAACAGCACCGACAGTAACTATCGGAACAGCTCTACCACTGTCAACTGCAGTAACACTTGGTCAACAATATTTTGTTTCTTCGAAACTATATACAGTGACAACTGCAGGAACAACTGCTGCTTCTAATCCAACTACAACAGCTCTTGGTGATATAGTTACCAGTGGAACTGCTGCTCTTCAATGGGTAGGTTCAGCAGCTACTGGATCAGCAGTGTTAAGGTATGGTTATGGTTACTCAGGAAATCCAACGATTTCTATTACTACTACAACTGGAACTGGTTTCTCTGCATCATTTCAATCAACTAAAACTAATGCTAAACTAATTCCACAGTTAGAGAATGGTCAGCTGGTCGGTGTTCAAATTGATGATCCAGGAATTGGTTATAGTTCTGCTTCAATCAGTGTGACTGGTGATGGAACTGGTTGCAGCGTTGCTCCTGATATTTCTCTTGGTAATATTAATAGTTTACAAGCAAATAATGAACTACTCACAGTCGCAGGAACAATCAATAACATTCAAGTAGTTAGTGGTGGTTATGGTTATGGTGTCGCAACCATTGGTATAGCTGGTGACGGAACTGGCGCAACTGCAACTGCAACTGTATCAAATGGTGCTTTACAAAAGATTACAATAACAAATCAAGGGCAAGGTTATACTTACGCAGATATTACTATTACTGGTAATGGAACTGCTGCTTCGGCAAGAGCAATCATTTCTCCCCATAATGGTCACGGAAAAGATTCCTTTGATGAGTTATATGCAAACACTTTAATGTTTTACAGTAATGTGTCAAGGGATAAGAATCAAGGATTTGATGTAAATAATGACTATCGTCAGGTTGGTATTTTAAAGAATCCAAGATACTATAACGCAACTACAAGATATTCTGAACCACTGGGATCAGGTTGTTTTACAATTTCTGCTACTTTCAGTACAGTTAATTTTGTGAAAGATATGATTCTTACCATTCCAAGAACAGTTGATAATAATGCCGAATTAAAAAGATACTATGTTGTTTCAGTAAACAGCACTGGAACATCTATGTTGGTACAATCAATTGATGGTGATACTCCACTCGTTGGTGATCAAATGACAAATATTAATAGTCAGTTTTTTAGTGTAGCTGCAGTGGGTAATCCAACTGTTGATAAATATTCTGGAGATATATTGTTTATAGACAATAAAGCTGGTTTTACACCATCTGCTCAAGAAACAGTTACACTAAGAACTATTATAACATTCTAACTAAATAGTTAAGATTATAGAGAAGAGTAAAAATGCTAGATTTCAATACCGAACCATACAATGATGACTACAGCGAAGATAGTAAATTCTATCGCATTTTGTTTCGCCCATCATTTGCGGTCCAAGCCAGAGAATTAACCCAACTACAGACTATTCTACAAAATCAGATTAGTCGTCAAGGTGGAGCACTTTATAAACAAGGTTCAATGGTTATTCCTGGTCAAGTATCAATAGATACAAACGCCAAATATGTCAAATTAGTTGCTGTATACAGTGGCGCATCTACTGAATCTTATATTACCTCTACAGCGTCAACTGGTAAATTTATTACTGGATCTAGTGGTGTCCAGGCTCAAATTATTAAAGTTGTTTCCGCAACTACATCAGATCCAACAACAATCTATGTTCGTTATCGTTCTTCAGACACTACTGCTGGGACGCAAAAAGTATTTGCCGATGGTGAAGTAATAACTTTTGACGATGGTAGCGGAACAACTCAAGCAGCTGCTTCTTCTGCAACTGGAACTGGTTCTTTGGCAACTGTACAGCGTGGTGTTTACTACGTAAATGGTTTCTTTGTTCTTTGTGCAGATGCTCATAGTGCAGCTGATCAAACAATTGATCTAGACAAATATACAAATACACCATCGTATCGTGTTGGTTTAAGTATTCTAGAAACAACAATTACACCAGAAGATGATACAACATTACTGGATAATGCGCAGACTTCATATAACTATGCTGCTCCAGGTGCTCATCGTTATCATATAGATTTAGTTCTTACTAAACTTCCACTTACCAGTGTTGATGATCAAAATTTTATTGAACTGTTAAAAGTTAGCAGTGGTACTATTATTCGTATCGTTAACAAAACAGAATATTCAGAATTAGAAAAAGAACTGGCTCGTCGTACTTATGACGAATCTGGAAACTATACAGTTCGCCCATTCAATGTTGATGTTCGTGAGGCAAGAAATAATAGTCGTGGAACTTGGACAACAACACCTACCTCTTATTTGATTGGTGATGTTATTTTATATAGCGGAAAAACTTACACCGCAAAAAATACTGCAACTTCTGCTTCCTCTGTTCCACCGACTCATACTACTGGAACTGTTTTTGATGGATCAGGAAATACTGGTGTTAAGTGGGAATACACACCATATCCAGTATATAATCGTGGTATCAGTTTAACTGGTTCCGATGATCAGCTTGCCATTGCTCTTGATCCAGGTAAAGCATATGTTCAGGGACATGAGATTGAAAAAGTTTCAACTGAATATGTTTATGTCAATAAGTGTAGAGATTCTTCTCATCAAGTTCAAGTTATAAATGCTTTCTTACCAGCGACAGTTGGTAACTATGTTCTTGTTAACTCAGTAAATGCTGCACCTTTTGTAGATACTTTTGTTCAGGTTGCACTATACAATCAATTTACAACAACTGGCGTTGCTTCTCCTGTTCCTGGAACTGGTGTTGGCACTCAAGTTGGTACTGCTCGTGTTCGTTTTATTGAGTTAGACAGTGGGACTCAGTATAAAATTGGATTGTTTGATATTCAGATGTTTTCTGGATACGACTTCAAACGCAATGTAAAATCTTTTTACTATAACAATCCAGCTGGTGGTGCTGTTGTTGACTTCTCTGCTGATATTGCTCCAGTGGCAACTCGTTTAGTCGGTGCTGCTACAGCATCTGCTTCTACAACGATCACTGGTACTGGTACTTCTTTTCAAACTGATTTGCTTGTTGGTGATTATATTTCTCTCGGTGGAACATATCGTCGTGTAACTGCTATCGCATCACAGAACTCTATAACTGTTGACCAATCAACATCAGTAACTGGTGTTACTATTGATAGAGTTTCTACACAAATTCTTGAACCAGAAAATGAATCATTAATCTTTAGATTGCCTTACTATGCAATCAAATCACTAAGATCTTCTGATTCTACAAACAGAACTACATACTACGCATATCAGAAATTTACAGCAACAGCTGGTGCAACAGGAAGTGGTGGTACTGGATATTGTACACTAACAGTTTCCGCTGCTTCTGGAACAATGGCTCCATCTGCTCAAACAAATAATTATCAATTAGTTGATAGTACAACTGGTAGTACGATTTCCTATGTTTCTGCTTCAATCTCTGGTTCTTCTGCTACTTTTACTTTATCAAATACTTACGCTTCAAGAGCATTTACGGTAATTGGTACTGTTGTAAAAACTCTTTCTTCAAGTACCGAAAAAACTAAAACTCTGACAACTGCCACTGTGACTTTTACAACTCAAGCAGCTGCTCAAGCACTGGCATTAAGTCTTGGAAAAGCCGATGGATATAGAGTTACCAGCGTATTAATGGATGCTGGTTCTTTTGCATCAGCAGCTGGAACATATACTCTTGATATCAGTGATCGATATAACTTCAATGATGGCCAAACTTCATCATTCTATGGTCTTGCTAAGTTAGAATTAAAACCTTCCTACACTGTACCAAGTGGTCCAGTTCAGGTTACCTTTGAGTATTTTACTCATGGTATTGGAGATTACTTCTCTGTTAATTCTTATGCTGATGTTGACTATAAAAAGATTCCTTTCTTTAACTCTATATCTTTAAGAGATTCTATTGACTTCCGTCCAAGAGTTGATGATACTGGTGTAACATTCTCTGGATCAGGTGGTTCTACTTCTTTGATTCCTAAGCGTGGTCAAGAAATTCAAACAGACTTTATTTACTATTTGGCAAGAACAGATAAGATTGCCATTGATGTTAATGGTAAGTTTTTCCAGATTGCAGGAAATCCATCATTAAATCCAGGAGATCCACCTGAGCCAAAACAAGGTATGGTTCTTTACACATTAAATCTTGAACCATATACATTCAGTACAACTTCTAACAGTGTTGCAGTTACTAAAGTCGAAAACAAGCGTTATACAATGCGTGACATTGGAACTCTTGAGAGAAGAATTACTAATCTTGAATACTACACTTCGTTGTCTTTATTAGAACAACAAACTGAAGCATTGACAATTACTGACTCAACAACTGGTTTAAATCGTTTCAAGAATGGTTTTGTTGTAGACAATTTCAGTGGACATAATGTTGGTGATGTTACCAGCGTAGATTATTACTGTTCTATTGATATGGGTGCAAATGAGTTGCGTGCGTTTTATTCAATGAAACATATCGGATTGATTGAAAAAGTTTCAACTGATGCTGCTCGTTCTTCTTCAAATTATAAACTAACTGGTGAGTTGATTACTCTTCCAATAATTGCAACACCTGCTCTTATTACACAACCATATGCATCTCGTTTGGAAAATATTAATCCATTCGCTATTTTTACTTTCCTTGGTCAAGTTAATTTAAACCCACCAAATGATACTTGGTTTGAAACTGATCGTCGTCCAGATATTGTTCAAAACCAAGAAGGCGATTTCAATACTATCGCAACACTGGCTGAAAAAGCAGGTGTTCTTGGAACTGTTTGGAACGCATGGCAAACTCAATGGACAGGCGAACCAGTAACATCTACTCAAACATATGTCGGTGACCAACGTGGACTTGGAACTGTAGGTTGGAGAGATGGTCTCGCTGCCAATACTCCTGCTGATCAATTGAATGCAATGTTCGGAGATGTTCAAGGACAAGGTTGGGCACATCGTGTTGTTACGGCACAAACTTCAGCTGTTACTTCTGGTCTATCAAGAACTGGTATTAATACTCAGGTCGTTGCTAAAATTGACACACAGTTGGTTGAAGATCGTGTTCTTTCAACTGCTGTTATTCCTTATATTCGTTCAAGAAATATTCTTATTCAAGCAACAGGATTAAAACCAAACACAACATTCTACCCATTCTTTGATAATGTTAATGTTGCTGCCTACTGTACTCCTGCAACTAAGATTACCTTTACTGGTGCTGTAAATTTTGATTCTACATCAAATGTTGGAGCCAATACAACTCAAACTGCTCGTTTAATTAATGGTGATTCTCAGAGTTGTTTAAGTAGCGGAGATGTAATAACTGGTGCTTCTTCTGGAGCAACTGCTATTTGTGTTGGATCTGAACAGGTATTAAATACAAGCGGTGTTGTATCAACAAGAAACCTTTATGTTGTTAACATCAAGGGAACTTTTACAAATGGTGAATCAATTTCTGGTTCAATCAGTGGAGTAACTGCAGTAATTTCTGCAATTGAAACTACTCAGACTGCTGGCGGTTCTCTTGGAACTGATGTCAACGGTAAAGTTCAATTATTGTTTGCTGTTCCAAATAGCGACACCGCAAGATTCCGTATTGGTCAGCGTCAATTCACTCTTACAGACTCTACAACTAATGATGCAACTTTTACTTCTAGAGGTAATGGACAGTATTTTGCTCAAGGTGTTCTTGAAACTAAACAAGCGACATATATGTCTACCAGAAATGGTATCCTTGTTCAGAATCAAGTTGACCCACAGTTTAAAACAATCACACAAACATCATCTCGTGTAGTTTCTGATACTGGTTGGTATGATCCACTTGCTCAAACCTTTATGGTAAATTCAAGAGGTGGTGCATTCTTGACAGCAGTTGATTTATTCTTTGCTACCAAGGATAGAAGTATTCCTGTTCATATTGAGATTAGAGAAGTTGTTAATGGTAATCCAGGAAAAACAATTCTACCCTTCTCTCAGGTTGCATTGAATCCTGAGCAGGTAAATATTTCAACAAGTACTGTTACACTTCCTGATGGAACTATCGTTCCAAGTTATGACACAGCAACTACCTTTACTTTCCCATCTCCTGTTTATGTTCAGGATGCCACTGAGTATGCTTTAGTTGTTGCTTCTGATTCTAATGGATATAAAACATGGATCTCTAACATGGGAGATGCTATTCCAGGATCAAACAGAACTATTTCTGACCAACCATATGCTGGTGTGTTATTTAAATCGCAGAACGGATCTACTTGGACTGCTGATCAAGATCAAGACTTGAAGTTTACAATTTATCGTGCTCAGTTTGATGTAAATGCAGTGGGAACTGTTCAATTTGTTAATACTATTATTCCAAAGGTAACTCTTGATAAGGATCCCTTTGAGACAAATATTGGATCAGCTTTTGTTCGTGTCTTCCATAGAAACCATGGACTTTCAACAAACTCATATGTAACAATTTCTAACTCTGATACTACAAAGATTTATGGATCTACTCCAACATCTGGAACTATAACATGTTCAACAGGTAGTGTAACTGTTACTGGTTCGTCAACTGTGTTTAATACAGATATTGGAACAACGACAGTTGGCCAAGGTGCTGTTCTTTATACTAATGAAGCAACTCCAAGATATATTGGTGTAGTTGCATCAGTAGCAAGTAATACTTCTTTAACTTTAGTTGCAAATGCTGCGATCACTTTGAGTTCAGCAACTACTTTTACAATCGCACCTTCGATTAATGGTATACCAGTTACAGAGATTTATAAGTTATCAACTGTAACAACAGTGACTGATAACGATTCTTATGTATTGACAACAACTACAACTGGTAAGAAATTTGGTTACGCAGGTGGTCAAACTGCAACTGCCATTGGAAATTATCAGTATAATGCTTTACAACCAATCGCGCAAGTTCAAACTTTTGCTGATACAAATGCTTTGTTCTCTCTTAAGACAACAACTGGTAAATCAATAAATGGTTCAGAAACTCCGTATACACTAGACTCTAGTTTCTCTGGTGCAGTTGCAAATGATACCAATTATTTCTCAGCACCAAGAGTTGTTGCATCTCAACAGAATGAAAACACTTTAATGAGTGGAAATAAATCAGTTACCATTCAATGTCAAATGACAACTACGAATGATGCGGTTTCTCCAGTTCTTGATTCTAAAAGAATGGGACTTGTTGCTATTAGTAATACATTGAACGCACCAAGCGAAACAGTTATTAATTACGGTAGTTTGGATCAAATTACTTTGACTTCAGCAAATACTAATATTGCTTTTACAAGCACTGGTATAGCATCAGCTGATGGTCCAACTAAAGCACTATTGGCAACTCTACAGGTTGGTAAATATATTACCATTTCTGGTTCTGGTACTGCCACAAACAACGGAACATATTTAATTACTGGTGTTGCTTCTGATGGCGCAACAGTGACAATCGCTAACACAAATGGTTCGACAATTGTTTCTGCAGGAACTGCAATTACCATAGTGTTTAGAAACTCTTACATTGATGAGATTTCTCCGTCGGGTAGCTCTACTCACAGTAAGTACGTTACTAAACAGATTAGTTTGGCAACACCAGCTACTTCAATGAAGATTCGTCTTTCAATAAATTCACCAACAGCATCTAATGTTGCAGTTTATTATAGAACTTCTCCAGTTGGATCTAAGAACTCTTATGGAACAATTAATTATATTCTTGCAACTCAAGATGGTGTGTTCCCTAAAGTTCAATATGGTGATAATTCCTTCAAAGATGTTGACTATACAATAACTGGTTTGACTGCTTTTGATTCCTTTAATGTTAAGTTGGTATTTACTTCAACCAACACATCGGAAGTTACTAGAGTTAAAGACCTTAGAGTTATAGCAACAACATAATGGAAAATATATTACAGGTTGAAGGAAATCCATCTCTAGTACGAGACTTGGCATCTAACGCAATTATTAATACGAATATATCAGAGTTTGAAACCTATCTTAGAAATAGAGATATTATGTCTGCTAGAGTTAATCAATTACAGACTCAGAACGAAAAGATAAATAGACTTGAAAATGATATCAACGACATAAAAACTATGTTACAACTGTTGATCAATAAGGAAAATTAATGGCATCTATCACGCTACGCACTGTTAAAGGAAGTCCTCTTACCAATCAAGAGATGGACGACAACCTTAATAATATCAATGCTCAATTAAATCTTACTTTACCTGCAGCGTCATATACCGCAGCCGATGTGCTAACGAAACTTAAAACAGTTGACGGAGTTGGTTCTGGTTTAGATGCAGATTTGTTGGATGGTTATAATTCAGCAACAACTGCAACGGCAAACACAATTGTTCTTAGAGATGCCAATACAGATATTGCCGCAGGAGTGGTTCGTGCCACAACAGTAATTGCCAATGTAACAGGTAATGTCACAGGTAATGTAACAGGAACTCTTACTGGAAATGCAACCAATGTTTCTGGCACTGTTGCTATTAATAATGGTGGCACTGGTGGTAGTGATGCAACTTCTGCTCGCTCAAACCTTGGACTTGGATCAATGGCAACTCAGAATAATTCTGGTGTTACTATTGTCGGTGGAACTATTACTGGTTTAACAACTGCATTACCAATTGCATCTGGCGGTACAGGCGCAACATCAGCAACTGCAGTAAGAACAAACCTTGGTCTTGCCATTGGTACTGATGTTCAGCCTTTCTCAAACGAATTAACAGGTATCGCAGCAGCAACTAACACTGGTATCTATGTTCGTATTGGTGCTGCTTCAGTTACACAAAGATCAGTAGTTACTAATGGAAATGGTATAGTTGTTACAAATGGCAGCGGAGTCGGTGGTAATATTTCAGTTGACTTACCTAGTTCTGGTTCAGTAACACTTTCATCTCTACAACTTAATGCTGGTTTAACTGTTGGAACAACAGGAACTTTCTCTGGCGCTGTTACACTTCCATCTATTTCAAAATCTGGTGGTAATGGTTCAGGTGATATTGGCCAAGACGGAAATCGTTTCGGAACAATTTTTGGAACAGCTTCTACTGCTAAGTATGCCGACTTGGCAGAAAAATATCTTGCCGACGATACCTATGAAACAGGAACTGTTATTGTAGTTGGTGGCGAAAAAGAAGTTACTCAATCTTTCTTTGGAGACAAAGCAATCGGTGTTGTTTCTGCTGCTCCTGCTTACTGTATGAATGATGAGTTGAAAGACGGAACAAAGATAGCACTAAAAGGTCGTGTCCCAGTTAAAGTTGTTGGAGCAATTACCAAAGGCAAAAGTATTACTGCTGGTGATAATGGAACTGCTGTTCAATGTGAACATCACTTCTATGGAGCGTTTGGCGTGGCTCTTGAATCCAGCGATACTGAAACTGTTAAATTAATTGAATGTGTGATTTTATAATGTTTTTTGATGCATGTACAGCCGATAACATTCTATAAGACAGCAGCTGTCTCTAGTATACTCAAACCAAAAGATTTAGTAGTCTATCTAAAGACAACTGAAACTTGCCAACTCAACTGCAAACACTGTTTCACTAATGGTGTCAACGGCAGAAAAGTTTACTTCAATCCCCAAGCAACAATAGACTGGTTTCACAAACTCCATGCGGAATGTGAAACATTTGGATCAGGCGCAATTATATTTCATGGTGGAGAACCTTTTCTTGCACCACTTGAAGATATGTATAAAGTTTGGGAAGAAGTATCACCCCTTTGGCCAAATCTTGGTTGGTCATGTTCAACGAATCTCTGTTTCGCACTGACAGAGGAACATTTAAAATTCTTCTCAACTGTATTAAAGAATGGTTTCTGCACCAGCTGGGACAAGAACATTCGTTTTGAAAATGATAAACAAGAAGCACTTTGGAGAAAGAACCTTAGAACTCTTGTTGATCTTGGTCACAATATAACTTTGAACATTAGTCTAAACAAAGACTTGATGAAAATGGATACTCTTGAGTTGGTTACTTGGTTAAACACTCTTGGTGTAAACTATGTTCAGTTTGAGCGACTTACCCATGATGGAAGCGCAAATATAAACACTGACATCTTTCCCGAGAATAAAGAGATAGATGATTGGTTTCTTAGAATGCATGAAACTTATCAATCAGTAAAGCCAGAGTACCATGATGTTTTGTTGGAAGGTGTATATTCCTCTGTCCTAAAAGGTGTTCATGGTGGTGTTCGTTGCAGAGACTGTGAGCAAAAGATCTTTACAATCAATGGCGATGGAACAATATCAGGTTGCCCAAATTCCGCTGTTGGTAACAGTTTTGGGGATATTGGGCAGTCTATAAATAGTTTATTAAGTGCTCCAGGAAGAATAAATAATATTACATGTGAGGTAGCTCGCGATCCTCGTTGTTACACCTGTAATGTTTTTGACATCTGTAATAGCGACTGTCACCAATTGAGTTGGCAAGGCGATGTTTGTGCAGCACCAAGAACACTAATGCAAAGGTTAAAACATGACAACAGCTGGAACTAATATAACAAAGGCAAACATCGTTGCCTCAATGGAAGCAGTTAGAAATACCTACAACTCAGGTATTGTTTGGGGTAGCAATGCTCAACCATTTCAATCAGATATTACTGGTGGATCCACTTCTGGATATTCTACTCAATCTTTTGCTGGTGATATTTCCGACACAAACATAACTGCATCTACAATAACAAATAACTTTAGATCCTATGCTACCCTGCTATCGAGGATTCGTAATGTTCGTTTATTGAAGTGGTATCAGATTCAAGGCGATGTAAGAAATAGATTAGATTACGATGCCACAAATCTTACAAACTTAAATTCAAATTACCAGTGGAATGCTGATAACAGCGTTAACTCTGGAGAAACTGTTAATGCTGGAAATCTTGATGCCTTTGTAAACTATCTGTCAGCTAACATTAGTTCATACAGACAAACAACAGTGACAGTTGAAGAATTCTACTGCCATAGTAACTGCCATAGTAACTGCCACGGAAGTATTTGATGTATACTGTACCATTTGATTCTGATACTTTGAAGAAAATTATAGTTGGAGAAATAACTTCTCCTGATATTGATTATGTTCAATCAAAGATCAAGGGTAAAAACTTCATAACATATCTCAGCAATCTCAAGTATGAGAATCTTAATATCGATTTCTCAGATGTATCGCTTGATGAAAGAATAGAATTAGTTTCTGAGTATATTAGACACAATTCAACTTGTCACATTGAGCAGTTGGAAGCAACAGTTATTAAAGCACTGTTTCACTACAGAGGATATGAGTTATCTCTGGTTGACCAATCAGAAGATGACAAACCATTTTTACACAAGTCTATATTATCGAATGATGAAATACAAGAGTTCGTTAAGATTGATATCAAATTAATTAAACAACTTGCAGATTTACTTGATGGTGTTCTTTTGTATGCAATTAAAAATCTAAACGATTACAAAGAAGAACTTGGCGATTTTGTAACGACCAATGTTATTGTAGAGAAACAAGAAGTTGGAAAAACTTTTGTAAACTTCTTTGATAATCCAACATTTAATTGTCACTACTATGGAGCGATCCCTAAATTTGATGACATCAAGTATTTTGACCATTACTTTGACAGACCAATTTACTCTGGTAGAACATTGATTAGTTACATAACAGTACCACAGTGTGTTATATTTCCACTATTGAAAATGATTATAGATGTAAAATTTACACCTGAACAATTAAACTCAATATTCAAAGAAGCCGATGCTACACTTATTTAATTCTTGCTATGTATATCCGTACATATTGTTTGATCCAACAAATAATTATTTGGTGGTAGGTGAAGACCATCTGAATCATCAGATAATTTCAAATAGTTTTTTCTACAATAATTCTACACCAAGAGAACCTTTTGCCAGATTAGATTCTTTTGAAACCTTTGCTGGATGTAACTTGCTAGATGCAACTGTCAACAACAAAGATAGATTTTTGATTTATACCGATGATGATAATTTCATTAAATTCTTCACGGCAAAAATGAAAACTCAAGTGGCAAACTTGAGCGAAGACTTCTTTCTTACAACGGCAAAGTTGTTTGCAGTTAAATTAAAAACAAGGGCAAAGTTACTTGCAACTGATGACGCAAAACTAGAATTAAATAATCTTGCCGATAAATTCTTGGCACTAACTTCAATACCAGAAGTTGATGCTTTCTCACTCACACGTGCATGGGTCACTGCCAATGCTGGTATTGAGTGGAAATTTGCCAATGGTATTCTTGATAATATTCATGACATTGTTAATCGTAATGTGTACTCGTACTTTGATGAAGCAAAGGCACTTTATCTTTCCAGAAAACAAGGTGGCTGGGCTCTTGAAGAAACCAATCAGAAATATAAAACTTGTGCATCTATTGAAGATCTTTATTCGCAGATGCGTAAAGAGATTATGATATTCACGGATTCTCTAATTTTACAGTACTACTACGATAGAGAAATGTTTAAGGATCCAAAGTTCTTACTACTACTTGCATCCAATAAAGACATGGGTGATAAGATTGACCTTTGGTTGATTAGATGGTTTATGAAAATGTCTCAAGAACAAATTAAAGAATTGGACATAGTAGCATGATATATCTTTTCGATAACTGTTATCTGTCAACAAAAAACATAATAGTTGAAACTGCCAAGCAAGTATGGATCGGTTCTTTTGAGAATTTTGATGAGAAGTCTCTTGACATTTACAAAACATATACCGATATTACTCCAAAGAAATTAGACGACTTGTTTGCAGATATTCATAAGAATTTCTCAGATAAGAAAACTATTATATACTGTGATGTTGATTATTTCCAGTATGTATATTCTATTTTCTTCAATGGTATTTTCAGTAAGGCAACTGTTCTTGAGTTGTATCAATACGATGCTCTCAAGGAAAACTATGGTCTTGCCGATACATATGGTCTGGTTGTAACTGGGCTCAGAGATATTAATCGTGTTACTTTGCCAGAAGAATTAAATTGGACCAGTGGTTCTTCAAAGTTCTCTGCTGATCTTGATACTCAAAGAGTTGAGATAGCATTTGCCAATGCGATTCAAGGTAACAAAAAGTCTTTGGCATTTTGTGTTGACAGAATTGATCAAATGTATGATGGCACTCCAGGATTCTGGTCTAAGTTTGCAGAGCAAACTCTCCCTGGAATTATGTCCGATGAAGAATATACTATCGAGCATTTATTGGACACCGAGTATATGGAAACATACCTTGATCAATTTAAGGTAAACGAGTTCCTTCCAAACAAGATTGTTCCAATCATCAATGATAAGTTTGGATATGATTATCATAAGCATTTCTTCACTGTTTTAAATAATGATGAAAACTATGAGGAATTCTTAAAACCTATACTAAAGATGAGCAAGAAACAGTTTATCGAGAAACGAATCCTAGATCCAAAGATTGCGGTAAATTACAACTTCATCTTTCCAAACATTTCCAACTTTGATTCTGTGAATCCAATTTTCTGGAATGCGATATTAAAGAACCAAGACAATATAGAATGGCTCAAAAAGTATAAAGTGTAATGGAATTAATAATTAAACCAACTGAACTTTGTAATTTTAAATGTACCTTTTGCTCATCAACTAAACTTGTAGAAGATAGTGCCAGCACTCTTGACTTACAGCATGTTTTTGATTTTCTAAAGAGATTTCCAAATACAAATACAATAATTGTCAATGGTGGAGATCCACTAATGATGAAACCAGAGTATTACTTTAATATTCTTGCGTACATTGAAGAACACAAACTCCCAACAACTCTTGGATTCACAACTAACCTTTGGGCATTCTACAAGAAACCAGAGATGTGGACTCCGCTGTTTAGACACCCAAGAGTTGGTGTTACTACAAGTTTTCAGTATGGGTTCGGTCGCAAGATTAATGAAAACAGAGTTTATACTGAAGCCGACTTTTGGAAAGTCAGTGATTTGTTTCTCAAAGAAGTTGGTTATCGTCCAGGGTTTATTGCTGTTATCTCTGAAGAGAATGAACATCATGCAATTAAACATGTTGAACTTGCCAAGAAAATGGATGTTCAGTGTAAGTTAAACTATGCCATGGCTTCTGGCGAACAGGATAAACCATATCGCCTAAGTAAGATATATGAAGCATACCTAGAAGTGTATGAGAGAGACCTTTGGCACTGGGAATTTAACACAAAGCAGATGATGAGTCGTTTGAATAACATTGCCAATGTTTGTCCTCAAGCAAGAAACTGCGATGATCATATAAGAGCATTGAACCCAGAGGGAGATTACTACTCCTGTGGTTCTATGGGTGATGACAGAGAATATCCAATTAACTTTGTAAAGGAAGTTAAAGAAGGTGGTTTCTCTACTCCACTTCAAGATGCTCCAGAATTATATTCGCTGAAAGATGAGTGTATTGGTTGCCCAATGTTTGCGATTTGTAATGGGTGTAAGAAAACAATTAAAGATTTAAAGAAACATGATATGGTTGAAGAGCACTGCTCACATATGAAGCAGTTGGCTCCAAGAATTATTAAGATAAACAGTGAAATAGATTATGTCGAAGCAACTCAAAGAATCCATCAAATTCTCGTTCCTGAATATTGATCTTCGTGTACCGATTCAAAGGTTACCAATTAATTGGTTGAACTTTAAGAATTACTACACGAAACATGGTAAATATTCAGACCGAGTAGTTTGGCAGAAACCAATTCTCAATCTAGAAGGTTGGACATTTGAACAGATTGTGACTTACTATGACGAGCAGGATTCTGACATCTATGCTTTCTCTAGTTATCTCTGGAGTCACATGGCTATTATGGCAGTTGCTCAAGAATTAAAAAAGCGTAATCCAAACAGAATTATTTTACTTGGTGGTCCACATCTTAATATTACTCATAATAATCTAGGATGGTTCATTAAGAATAAGTTTATCGATGCGATTTGCGAACCTACAAGTTATGGTGAGTGGTTCATTACTGATATTTTGAATCAGTTTGTAGAGGGTGATATAAACTACAAAGAAGTTTCCTTTGCGATCTATAAAAGTGGACGTGGCACAAGTCCTAATAAGATTGGGTTTGACTTTCCTGCAAGTTTAATTGCTGGCAATGAAGATATACTGTTTGAGTGCAAGAACATAGCACTTGACAGAAATGTACCTTTGGTTTTACCAATTGAGTTAACTCGTGGTTGTCCCTATGAGTGTGTCTTTTGCGAGTGGGGTGGTGGTATTGGTGGTAAGGTTATTCGTAAACCACTAGATATGATCAAGGAAGATCTAGACTGGATACCGCAGATCGGTATTGAGCAAGTTCAAATTCTTGATGCAAATTACGGAATATATCTGGAAGATGAGGATGTTTCCAAATATATAGAAACGATCAAAGATTATTCAGGTTTACCAAACCATGTAGAGATATATGGAATGACAAAGTCCAAGCAAGAAAGACGCTGGGCAACCATTGAACCACTGGCACGAGCAAAGGTAGTTGAGCGATACAAGTTAAGTTTACAAACACTGAACAATGAAGTGTTAAAGAATATTAAACGAACAGATATTCCTCGCGAAAAAGACTTTGAGTTTGCTCAGTATCTGTTTGATACCTATGGTATTCGTTCTGACTTTGAATTTATGATGGGACTGCCTGGATATACCAGACAAGACTTCTATGATGAAGTAGATATACAGTACGAGTATGGTTATAACCTTGAGAGATATCTTTGGTTATTCCTACCAGACTCACCTGCCTACTCACCTGACTATATCAAAGAACATAATATTAAAACTGAAAAGATATGTATCGGTAAGTCAAGAATGAATAGTTATGCTTTTGATGACGTAAATCTTTTCGGTGATTATCATATTTCCTCTGATCCAGCTTTTACCTCAGATGTTGAGTTTGTTGTTGAAGCCAATGGGTTTACAAGAAAAGACTTTACTGAGTTCTTTTTTATGAATTACTGGATCGTGAACAATATTGTTGAAGTTACCTTTACCGATGATATTATAAAGCATAATGTAAATACTGGTAAACTTAAAACTCCATCTTTGGTGTTTAAGAAAATCTACGAAAAGATAAGTGAGCCAACAGAAAATAAATATGTGTTGGCAATGCAAGACTTAAATGCTCAGATGTATGATTTAATTGCTGGAAACAGAAAAGAAGTTGCAGACTACAAAGAATTTAATCTACCTAATACAACAGTATCAGTGGATTTTAAATATATTTACAAGTCTTGTATATATGTTTTTGAACAGGAATATATTGATTTTCTTTGTTCAGTCGGTGAGGAGTTGGGACTTGAGATTCCAAACGATATCGTTGAACAATTTACAACTGTTCTAAATAAGTACAGAGAATCTATTTCTCCAAAGTATGATAAGACCTATCAGATAAGAACCTACTACGAAAATTTTATTAATGAGAAATATACAACAGTTACTTGAACACGTAAATAGAATTCCCCATCTGCCATTAAATTTTAACTATGACGCAGAAAGAATTGAACGTGAAGTTCGTGAGTGTCCCTTTCCGCTTATGCCCTATGAAGCAACCATGCAAGAAAATCATGGACATGAAAAGAGTAAGTGGAACAACTTGTCACTGTTCAGCTACAATGGTGAAATCTTTTGCGATCGTTTAGAAGGTGCTGGTCCAGGAGAACTAGAAAGAATTTGGGGCAAAGTTCAACAGACTGGATTGTCTGAGTATATGCCCTATACCTATGAGGTTCTTGAACACCTTGGTGGTGGTAAAGCACTGGCAAGGATTGAAGAAATACTTCCTGGAACTGTGATGGGTTGGCATAATCATGTGTTTGAATTGTTTCATCCAGAAACAATGATGATTGTTCAGTTGCCCATAACTATACCTCAAAAATTTAAATACTCTGTGATGGCAAACAAAGATTACAGAGGAATGGACTTTGGACTTTATACACCAAAGGTATATGAGTCTACTTACAATCCAGGAACACCAGTTATTTTTAATGCGTATCACTATCATAATGTGTTTAACTTTGACAAAACAGGTGTTCGTTTAACGATTCGTTTCTTTGCTGATTTAAGAGATGATAGAGTATATGATTTAGTACAGGATGCAGTGAATAATTATAAGGGAGATTACATTGAATAATATTGCACATCTTCCTCTTGGTATAGATTTTGATCATAAAAAAATTCTAACAGAGATAGAGAATTTACCTCATTCGCTACGCAAATATCGTAGTGCACTATCAAATGGTAAAACCATGGAAATTCATGATGAGGAAAGATGGGATTCGTTGGCACTTTATAGCATTGACGGAAAATCTGAATCTAATCCTGCAGAACCATGGACAGGGGACTTTATTAAAACTGAAGCACTTTATATGTGTCCTTACTTGGACAGTGTTTTACACTCTGTCGGTGGTGGTAAATTACTTGGAAGAATTGAGATATTTAACAAGAATGGATCTGCTGGCTGGCACAGTCATGTTATGGAAGCGGGACAACCAGAGTGGATCTCTGTTTGGAATCTTCCACTTATTATGCCCAAGGAATCTAAGTTTAGTGTGCTTTCCTACATGGATTACAGAGGTTCAGATTACAACAAACCGATTAAAATATATGAGCAGTGGTATGAACCTGGAAAGATGTACTGTTTAAACAGTTATCACTATCATAATGCCTTTAATTATGGTGATATGTCAATGATTATGATTCGATTCTATGTTGATACAAGAGACGAAAAAGTTAAAGAAATATTACAAAAAGCCATGGATAACTACACTGGAGAGTACATTCAGTCTTATGAAGAGTATATAATCTCCACTGCAGTTACCTAAATAATAAATATAGCTGATAATAGGAACGTAAATGACCACAGCACTCACTACCAGAGTTTCCACCAACGCAACATTTGCTCCCACAGTAAAGGGATCGCCGATTTCAAGCGCAGAAATTGATAACAACTTTATCAGTTTGGCCACAAACAAACTAGAAATTGCCAATAACCTTGCTGATTTACAGGATCCACCAACAGCAGCTACTAACCTTAGTGTTGGAACTTCTTCTCAGGCGCAGTTTGGATCGCTTGGTGTTGGTACTACAGGTTCTGCAACAACTGGTGAGATTAGAGCAACCAATCAAATTACTTCTTACTACTCTGATGCTCGTTTAAAAACAAACATCAAAACAATCCCCAATGCTTTAGAAAAAGTAATGCAAATTACAGGTGTTACCTACACAGGTAACAAACTGGCAGAATCTTTTGGGTTTGATCCAAACCAAAAACAAGTCGGTGTTCTTTCTCACGAAATTGAGGCAGTACTGCCTGAAGCAGTGAAGTCGGCACCCTTTGATATTATGCTTTTTGAACACACTGAGATGTCAAAATCTGGTCAAAATTTTAAAACTGTTCAATACGAGAAGCTGGTTCCTCTTCTTATAGAGGCAATAAAAGAACTAAATATAGAAGTAAAGAAATTAAAGGAGATTAAATAATGGCAACAGATGGCTCCCTACTAGGGCAGAAAGCGGTAACGCTACCCTCTGACACCACTGCGAACAGACCAACTGCTGTTCAAGGTATGTTTAGATTTAATACATCACTAAATCAACTAGAGTACTATGATGGTACAGCCTGGACTCAGCTTGATGCTGGTGGTACAGCTGTTGCGTTATCAGTTGCGCTGGGTTAAAGGAAAACTAAATGGCAAATACATTCACTCGATATGTCGCTAAAGGTGTAGGAACTTCTGCTTCTACTCTGCTAACAGCTGGCGCATCTACTCAAACTACTGTTATTGGTTTAACAGTGGCAAACACTACATCCTCACCGATCAGCGTTAGCGTACTTGTTACTGCTTCTGCCGTTGACTACTATATTGTTAGTCAGGCAACTGTTCCTGTCGGCGGATCCTTGGCATTATTTGGAGGAGACGGTAAACTTGTGTTAAACACCAGTGATGCATTTAAAGTTCTTTCCAGTGTAGCTTCTTCGGCAGATGCCATTGTATCAGTGCTGCAAATTACATAAGGAGTAGACCATGGCTTACCTTGGTAATACACCAACTTCGCAAAGTTTTACTTCCAATATAGATTACTACAGTGGAACAGGTTCAGCTACAGCGTTTACACTGTCACGTTCAGTGGCCACGATCAATGATATTTTGGTTGTTGTTGATAACGTGGTTCAACGACCAACTGATGCTTATACACTGAGCGGAAGTGTTATCACCTTTACTTCTGCTCCACTGAGCGGAACTAACAATATCTATGTTCGTTATATGGCAACAACTACTCAGGTTGTTGCTCCTGCCGCAAACAGCGTTTCCTATTCTTCTTTGACCTCAGATATGCAAAGTAATATCTATGGGTTCAAGAATCGTATTATGAATGGTGGTATGGGTATTTGGCAAAGAGGTACTAGTTTTACTGTCGCTGGTTCTACTTTTGCATATACTGCAGATCGCTGGGTTGTATATTCTGCAAATAGTTCAACTACGGTATCAAGAAATTCAAGCATTCCAACTGGTACTGGATTTCCATATAGCGCACAAGTACAGCGCACTGCTTCAAACACAGGAACAAGTGCTGTATTTTTCCAACAAATAATTGAATCAAATAATATGCTTGATCTAGCAGGTCAAACAATAACATTAACATTCTGGGCAAAAGCAGGTGCCAATTTTTCATCAGGAAGCACTGGTGTATACATTAATACAGGAACTGTTGCTGATCAAGGAACCGCAGCTTCTCTTGGTAGTTGGACTGGATACACTTCTGCTGCTACATATACTTTTACGCCAACAACAACTTGGACAAAATATACTGTAACTGCTAATTTAAGTTCAATTGCTTTAGAATTATCAACATTATTTTTCTATAACCCAACAGGTACTGCTGGAGCAGATGATTCTCTTTATATCACTGGTCTTCAGTTAGAAAAAGGCGCAACAGCAACTAACTTTGATTACAGACCTTATGGTGCTGAAAAACTTTTGTGTATGAGATATTATGAAAAAACATATCAAGATGATGAAGCACCTAATAGAGTTAATCCAAATACAGCTAATGCATTAACTGGTGTTGCAACAAGTACTACTAACATTGCTTGTCATTGGAAATTTTCAGTACCTAAGAGAACATCAGCAACAGTACAATATTATTCTTGGAATGGAACTGGTGCTGGTAAGTGGGCAAATTTAAGTAATACTGATGTTACAGTTTCAACACCGTGGGGTGCTGGTTATACTGGATTTGCTAGACTCGATAGTACGGGTCTTACTGCTGGTGCTTTTTATTGGGGCTTTGCGGCTGCAGATGCGGAGTTATAAAAATGTATAAATTATCAACACCTTGGAATGGTAAGTCTCTAGTTATTATTAGACTTAGTGACAATGCTTGTATTCCTATTGACAATAATAACAGAGATTATAGGGAATACCTTAAATGGCTTGCTGAAGGTAATACACCACTCCCAGCAGATACGGAGAAATAATGGCAGTTACACAACTTGGTTCCAATGGACTTGCCGATAGCGCAATAACAACTACAAAGATTGCGTCAAGTGCAGTGGCAACTGCTTCACATGCTGATGCCAGTATTACTCCAGCCAAGATGGCAAACTCTGGTAGAGAGTTGGGTATGCGCAATATGTTTATCAATGGCAACTTTGATATTTGGCAACGTGGAACATCCTACACATATCCAGGTGGTATTTGGCTTTATGGTCATGCTGATCGTTGGGGTGGTCACTTTGATGCTAGCATTGCTGGATCTTGGTCAAGAAGTACCAATGTGCCGAATAGTAATTCTACATACTCAATGCGTGTTGCTGGACAAACAAGTGGATCTTCTGCGTATCTAGATCAAAGAGTTGAGGCTGTTAATGGTAGAGCAGCACTTGCCGCTGGTTCCATAACTGTAAGTGGTTGGATTAAACGAACAGGAAATGCTGCTTCTTCAGTTTCTTTAAATTTAATTACACCAACTGCTCTTGATAACTACGCATCCTATAATTCGCTCGGTGCTATTTTCACTGCAAATAATACTATCAGTGGTAATGGTACTGCATCTGCCAGCACTTTAACACTTACAACAGCAGATACATGGTACTACTTTACTTTGACTGATACCAGCTGGGCATCGAGAACTGGTGTTGCCAATGGTGCTCAGGTTTTCTTTTCTTTTGGTGGACTATCAACTACTGGCAGCTACTACGAAGTTTCTCAGATGCAACTAGAAGCTGGTCCAACAGCAACTCCTTTTGAGTATCGTTCATATGGTGCTGAGTTGGTACTATGTCAGAGGTATTATTCAAAATCTTATAACGACAATGTTGTTCCAGGCACAGCAACACAAGTTGGAATGGAAGTTGCTGGATTTCAAGGTGCTTCTGGACTTGGTGGTGCTTATGGAAATGTTAAATTTCCTGTTAAAATGAGAACAACTCCAGGAACAATTAATATTTGGGATGGCGCAGGAACAGCAAATACACATTCATACACATATGGTGGTGCTGGTTCAGCGCAAGGAATTTCTAATGGAGGTAGTTGGTGGGGTTCTGGTACACCATTTAATACAAGTCATAGTGGTTTTTTTATGCGGCCAACAGGCAGCCAAGCAAGTGCTTGGAATTATGTTCACTATACGGCTGATGCGGAGTTATAAATGTATAAATTAATAGGATATTATGATTACGATAACCACTTAAATAAAGTTGGTGAACTTAAAGTGGAAAAAAATGCTGTTCTCAGATTAAGAGACACCGCATATGTGTACTTCAATGAAGATAGTAAAGATTATCAAGCATACCTAACATGGGTCGAAGCAGGCAACGATCCTGAACCAGCGGACGAGGAATAATATGGCAATCTCAACAATAGGTACTAATGCTCTTGCCGATGGTACAGTTGGCACTGCTGATATTCAAGACACAAGTATCACTCCAGCAAAGATGGCAAATAGTGGTGCAGAGTTTGGAATGCGCAATCGCCTTATCAATGGTGCGATTGGAATTTGGCAGAGAGGCACTTCTTTTACAAGTAGCGGTGTTTCAACATATACAGCCGATAGATTTTATGGTAATGCATCTTCAGGAACAATAACACGTTCTACTGATGTTCCAGCGGGATTTACATATTCATTTAGCAATGCTGCTTCGTCTACCGCATATCCTGGAATTACTCAACGCATTGAGTCTGTCAATATTGCAGACTGCGCTAGTCAGGCAATAACTGTTTCATTTTATGTAAAACAAACTTCTGGTACTTCTAGTGCGCTTAATATTAATTTGGCTTATCCAACTGCAGTGGACAATTATACATCTAGCACAACTATTGTTGAAACAAATGTTGTCGCCACCATGCCTGCATCATGGACTCGTTACACATTTACATACACATTACCTTCTAATGTTACAAATGGAATGTCAATTGTTTTATTCATACCGTCTGCTTCGGTAACAGCAACATTCTTAATTACAGGAATACAACTAGAAAAAGGCAGTACCGCAACACCCTTTGAGTATCGTCCTTACGGTACTGAGTTGGCTTTGTGTCAGAGGTATTATTGGAAAACAACTGGTGGTTATGGAATTCCTTCAGTAGGAGCTGGAATGGCATATAATTCTTATACAGCAAGAATTCACATACAAAATCCTGTTCAAATGAGAGCTTCTCCTTCTTATAGTTTTTCAGGAAATTTATACATATTGCAAAGTAATGCGAACGGAATATTATTGAATGCTTTAGCTACAACTTATGCTGGATTATTATCATCAATGATTGATGTTAATGTTAGCGGCACTGGTTATTTTAATGCTGGATATGCAACTCTCCTTTGTGTAGATAATTCAGGTAGTTATTATTTTGCTGGTTCTGCGGAGTTATAAAATGACATATAAATTATATAAAGATTTTTTGGGAAATGAATGTTGTGTTGTATTAGATGGAAAAATGTCCATTCCATTTGACCCAGCTAACACTGATTACCAAGCATACCTAGCATGGGTTGCAGAAGGTAATGAACCACTTCCTGCCGACGAATAAATACTAAAGAAACCTAAAGAGACTATCAATGGCATATATTGGCTCAAGTCCAACCTCTACAGCATTCGTTACGGATTCCTTTAATGGTAATGCGTCAACCACAGTATTCACAATGTCTGTGGCACCTGCCAATCCTTCCTCTGCGCTTGTTGCTATCTCAGGTGTTCTTCAGGATCCAACAACCTATGCTGTTAGCGGAACATCACTGACATTCTCTTCAGCACCACCACTTGGTACTGGTAATATTTCTGTTCGTTATCTAGGCATACCTGCTTCTGGTATAACAACAACAGCGTACCGAACTCTTACTGAGTTCACTGCCACTGCTGGTCAAACAACTTTCTCACCACCATCTTACACTGTTGGATACATTAATGTGTATCGCAATGGGTCACGACTTGGCACTGCTGACTTTACAGCAACCAATGGAACTTCTGTTGTGCTGAACAACGCAGCAGGTGTCAGCGATTTAGTTGCCATTGAATCTTTCTATATAACTTCAGTTACTAATGCGTTACCACAAACTGGTGGTGTAATTAATGCACCTTCAGGTGCTGTTGCGCTACAAGTTCAAAGCAATAGTGCTGTTGGTATATATCAAGACTCAAGTGCCAATGTGGGTATTGGTACTGCTTCACCTTTACAGAAACTTCATGTTGCAAGTGCTGCAAGTGCAGGTAATGTTTATCAATTAATTGATAGTAGTGCAACCACCAATGGATATAATGCTGCCACTCTATATAAGAACTCAGATCGTATGTTTAGGGTCGGTGCTCTTGGTGGTGTTCAAGGATTTACTGGTGGATACTTTGTTATCTATGATGAAACTGCTGGCGCATGGCGCATGGTTATTGATAACAGTGGTCGAATGCTTGTTGGATTGAATTCAGCAAATGCTAGTGGTTCAAACTTTCAAGTTTCCCAAGGTGTTACATTCCCAGCTACTCAATCTGCATCTGCTGATGCGAATACGCTAGATGATTATGAAGAAGGTACATGGACACCATTTTGGAGTCCTGCGACAACTAATTTTGGTTCTATAACATATGCAGCAGACACTGGTGGAAGATACACAAAAATAGGAAGAATGGTATATGTTCAGTTTTTTATTCAAGTATCTGCTTATTCTGGTGGAAGCGGGTTTTTAAGACTGCAAGGATTTCCATTCAATACAGATGGTGTGTCAAATCAAAATCAAGGAGTTACTGTTCATTTGGCAGGGTCATGGGGAACTAATACAATTAACAGTTTAGACCTTGGTGGTACATCAGCTAATGCTAAATATCGTACTGCTGCAAATGGTACTCTTGATAATGGTAATTTAAATGTAACTGATATGGCAACTAATTGTTTCGTGAGAGCATGTTTTTGCTATCAAACATCAACTTAAATTAACTAATCTGGATTGATTAGTCGGACACAAAAGGAAAATGAAATGAGTTTAACAAAAGAACAAGCAATTGATAAAATCGAAATTGTGGAAAATGGTATTCTACAAGTTCGTGAAATAACACGCATCATGGAAGATGGTAAGCAATTATCTTCTTCCTATCATCGCTGGTCATTCGCTCCAGGTAGCGATGTTTCATCAATGCCAGCAAATGTTCAAGCGATTGCTGCAGCTGCATGGACTACAGAAGTCATCGCTGCCTATGAAGCACAGGTTGCTGAACAAGCACCTAAATAATAGAGAATAATAAAGAGACCATAAATGTCATATATTGGATCAAGTCCGACTACCGCTGCATTCGTAACTGATTCTTTCAGCGGAAATGCTTCAACCACAGCATTTACAATGTCGGTTGCTCCAGCAAACACTTCATCGGCACTTGTTGCTATCTCTGGTGTTCTTCAGGATCCAACAACATACGCAGTTAATGGAACAACACTTACCTTTTCATCGGCACCTCCGCTGGGCACTGGTAATATTTCCATTCGTTACCTTGGCATACCTGCTTCTGGTGTAACAACCACTGCTTATCGTACAGTGACTGAGTTCACTGCTACACAAAACCAAACAACTTTCTCAACTCCATCCTATACTGTTGGTTACATTAATGTATACCGCAATGGTATTCGTTTGGCCAGCGGAGACTACACAGCATCAAGCGGAACTTCTGTTATACTAAACAACTCTTGCTCACTAAGCGATCTAGTAACTGTTGAGTCGCTATCAGTTAGTTCTGTGAGCAATGCGATTCCGCAAACTGGTGGTATCATTAACTCGCCATCTGGTGCGACACCACTACAAGTTCAAAGTAATAATATTCTTGGACTGTATCAAGATGCCAGTGCCAATATTGGTATCGGCACTGCTTCACCATCGTCAAAATTGCATGTTGCTGGTGGTGCTGGTTCTACTATTAGAAATACAGCATCTTCTGGATCATCGTGGTTTGTTGGTAGTAATGTAGATTCATATATTTTACATAATGAATCAAATACACCAATGGTACTTACAACTAATGCCACAGAACGTATGCGTATCACTGCTGCTGGTAATGTTGGAATTAATTCCGCTGCACCTGGCAGAAGATTTGTAACTAATTCACCTTCTGCAATGAAATTATCCACTGCGCAAGGTGGATTATTTGCTGACGTAGGAAATGATGGTGGTGTATTAATTGGTAGTGATTTCGCTGTTGGTAGTATTCAAGGTTGTAACGCAGCAGGAACATCTGCCAAGAATTTAATGCTTCAACCAGAAGGTGGTGGTGTATTAATTGGTACAACTACATTATCTGGTAAATTCACTGTGGTTGGTGGTCGTTCATTCTTTGCCGCTTCCAGTGAAGTTTATGCTGTTGGTGCTAGATATTCTGAAAGTGGTGGAACAGTATATTTTGGTGCGACAGATGCAACCTCCACACCTGGAGTTCAGATATCTTCTGCTGGCGGTGGTGCTCTTGTATCAATTCTCGCTACTGGTCAAATTGGCATGGGTGCCGCAAGTCCAGGTACAGGAAACACTCTAAAGGTATTTGGAATCGGTACTGATAATGCAGTTCAGTTTGGAAATGCTTCTTCTGGTGTTTACTTACCATATGCATCACCAACATCATGGTCTTCATATTCAGACGCAAGATTAAAAGATATTGTTGGTGATTACGAAAATCCACTGGATCATATTTTACAACTTAATCCTGTTAAGTATACTTTTAAATCTGATGAAAATAAAAAAGTTCACATAGGTCTTTTGGCGCAAAATGTTTTAGAAGTTATTCCTGAGATTGTTGACGAGAATACTTTACCAGATGATAGCGTTGATAAAACTAAGTATCTTGCTTTAAGATACACTGATATTATTCCAGTATTAATTGGCGCAATCAAAGAACTCAAAGCAGACCTTGACGCAACCAAAGCAGAATTAGCTGCTCTTAAAACTAAGGTAGGTAACTAATGACACAAGCAGTTGTTACAGCGCAAAATGGTGGAGCAGATTACTCTGGCACCTTTCGTAACAAAATAATCAATGGTGACATGCGTATTGATCAGCGCAATGCTGGTGCAAGTATTTCAGCTGGTTTAAGCACTTTCACTGTTGATAGATGGCCAGTGTATGCTTCGGTAGCAAGCAAAGGAACAGCAGGTCAAAACCTCAACGCAGTTACACCACCAACTGGTTTTTCAAATTATCTTGGATTTCAAACTGGTGGCAGTGCATATAGTGTAACAAGTAGCGACCTGTTCTTTTTCTATCAAAACATTGAAGGATATAACACTTCTGAATTAAATTATGGAACTGCAAATGCTAAAACAGTTACAGTATCCTTTTGGGTAAATAGTTCATTAACTGGAACATTTGGTGCGCTATTAACAAACAGTGCATACAATAGAGCATATGGATTTACTTATACTATTTCTGCTGCCAATACTTGGACATATATTTCTGTTCCAGTTCCTGGAGATACAAGCGGAACATGGGTCGGTGGTACCAATGGTATAGGAATGACATTAAGAATTAATCTTGGTTGTGGTTCTAGTTCTAATGTGACAGCTGGTTCTTGGCAATCTGCTTCTGCTTCTGGTGTAACAGGAACAGTTAGCGTTTTAGGAACAGCCAATGCTACTTTCTACTTTACTGGTGTTCAGTTAGAAGTCGGAACTCAAGCAACACCCTTTGAGCGTCGTCCTTACGGTATGGAGTTGGCACAGTGCCAAAGATATTACTATAGAACACCAGCGCAAGGAGATGGTGCTCAACACTACAACATAATGGGTCGTATAACAGGATTAAATCAAAGTGTTTTCACTTCAAATTTACCTGTTAGTATGAGGACATATCCTGCAATATCATTAACTCCAGCATATAATACTGGATCGGGGTGGCAAACTAATTTAGCAGGAGTCTCCAATGCAGCTTGGACAAGTGCTCCTACTCAGTTGTCTCCAGAGTTAAATAAGTTTTGTTTTTATGTTGGTACAGCAACATGGTCTGGTACATATGTAGGTACATCTGTTCAACCATATACACCTACTGGTGTCGCTGCCAACTACATAGAATTAAATGCGGAGTTATAAAGTGAATACATATAAAATTCAATTAGAACCAGATAGAGCTGATGGTGGTGTTAGACAACCATGTGCTGTTTTGCGTTCCGATGGTTGGAGTATTCCACTACATCCAGACAATACTGACTTTCAAACTTTTGTAAAAGAATTAACAGTTGACTTTACAATACTTCAGGATGCTGATGGTAAGCAAGCTGATCAAGGAACTATCAAAGCAATATTAAAGATTAGGAATAATCAATGACACAATCAGCTGTTATAGCCCAGCAAGGTGCATCAGATTACTCTGGCACCTTCAGAAATAAAATAATCAATGGCGATATGCGTATCGACCAAAGGAATGCTGGCGCATCTGTAACTAACACAAGTGATGCAATTTACTGTATTGATAGATGGCAGATGTATGGCTATCCTCAAAACACAAGTGCTATTTCTGCGCAGCAAGTTTCCACCCCAACACTTTCTGGATATACTAATTCGGTAAAAATAACTTCACTTGCTGCAGCAACTGTTGGTTCTTTATCGTATACAAGTTTATGTCAACAAATTGAAGGATATAATATTCATGATTTGGCATGGGGAACAGCTTCTGCTAAAACAGTTACACTATCTTTCTGGGTTTACTCATCAATAACAGGTGTGTTTGGTGGGTCTTTACAAAATAGTGCAAGAAATCGTTGTTATCCATTCACTTATACTATTTCTTCTGCTAATACTTGGACTTATATTTCTTTAAGTATTCCTGGTTGTACTGATGGAACATGGTTAGTAAATAATGCAGTTGGTATTCAACTTGCATTTCAACTAGGAATAGGTTCAACATATTCTGGAACTGCTGGTTCTTGGTCTACCAGTAATCTTTGGGGTGCAACTGGCGCAACCAATATTATAACAACCAATGGCGCAACATGGTATGTTACTGGTGTTCAGTTAGAAACTGGATCATCGGCAACTGCGTTTGAGCGTCGTCCTTTTGGTTTAGAATTATCGCTGTGTCAACGATATTACATAAAATCATATAACATAGAAACTGCTCCAGGAACAAATCAAAGTGGTGCTGGTATAGGTAACACATCATATAGAAACCAAGATTATAGTAGTACTAGATCAACATTTTCTTCTCCTGTTTATTTTCCAGTACAAATGAGAGCAACGCCCACTGTAACAATATATTCTCTCCCTGGGACTTCTGGAAATTATAGCATTGGATCTCAACCACAATTGAATGATGGTACTGGTTCTGCTGCAGCAACAACAATTTACTCTACAGGAACAAGAGGGTTTGCTGGAGTTGAAACTGGCGGTATTACTGCTGGGCAATTTTTTAATTTCCACTATACTGCAGTGTCGGAGTTATAACATGTATAAATTAATAGAAATAACAAAAGAAGACGGATCAAAATATAAAGTTACTGATTCTGTTCAAAGAATATCTGATTTAGCATTTATTCCTTTCGATCCATCTAATAGAGACTTTCAAGAATTCATCAGACTGCTTCATGAGTCAAGAGTAAATAAAGCAACTGGTAAAGCAGACAATGGATTTAAACTTTTCAATGCCGATGATGACACAGAAGTTGATATAGATATACTGAAGCAGTTAGAACAAAAATATTTCTTAGGTCCACGTGAGTGGGTCAATGCTCAACAATTTTAAAGGAAAAAAGATATGGCAATTTTAAAAGTTCAACCAGCAATGAACGCTGGTCCATTCTTTGAGAATATTCAAACTATTAGCACCAGCTACACAATTAGTGCTAATAGCAACGCAGTTTCCGCTGGTCCAGTGACAATTGCCTCAGGCATTACTGTTACTATTCCATCGGGCAGTCGTTGGATTATTCTATAAATAGAAAAAGATAAGGATAAACTATAATGGCTGTGACTATCAATGCCACCACAACGCAAGGTTTACTGGTAACACCAGATAACAGTGGACTACTTCAATTTCAATTGAATGGTGTTAATCTACCACAACCAACTGTTATGCCATGTTTCAGTGTTACTAGATCCGCTGATCAAAGTGTTACTCAAAATGCATACACAAGAATAAACTGGGATGTAAAAAACTTTGACACAAATAATAATTTTGATGCATCTACAAATTATAGATATACTCCAACTGTAGCTGGATATTATATATTTCACTGTGGGTTTTTCAATAATCCAGGTGGAGCGGGACAGTTTGTTACAGCAGTTAGAAAGAATGGTGGCAATCAATCCCCAGTTGGAAATTTGGTGATTGGTGGTACAGCAGTCGGTGGCGGTACAATGGTATCAACGACTGTTTTACTATTTGCAAATGGAAGTACTGATTATTTTGATACTGCAATTTATGCATCAACTGCATCGCCAACTATCCAAGCATCTTCTACATTCTATGGTTATTTTGTGAGAGGTGTATAATGACATTATACCAAAAAATTATTAGACTATACCCAGAACTTGAGACATATGATTTTGCTTTTGGTGCTATTCGTTTAGAAAACAACTCTGATGGTGATGGTGAGTTCATTGCCAAGTGGGAACACCCAACTTTAAAACAACCAACTCGTGCGCAATTAAATGCGGTTAAGGATAAGTAATGGCTGTAACTTTTAATGCTACAACAACTCAGGGAATGATTGTTACTCCAGATAACAGCGGAACATTTCAGTTTCAGTCTAATGGCGCAAACATCGCAACACTCACTGCTGCTCCTGCGTTTAGTGCTTATTCATCATCGACTCAAATTGTTTCTTCTGGGGTAACCACAAAAGTAATTTTTGGTACAGAGTCATATGACACCAACTCTAATTACGACACCACATTATCTAGATTTACACCAACTGTAGCGGGTTATTACCAAATGAATGTTTCAATTGCAACGGCTGCAGATACTAGTATTTCCAGTTCTAGATTTTATATAGCAAAGAACGGCTCTGGTCAATATGTCCCCTCAATTGAAAATACAGGATTGACTGGTACTGGATATTACACACCAGCATTTGCTGCTCTAGTTTATGCAAATGGAACAACTGATTATTTTGAAGTTTATGGTTTTGTTGAAGGTACTGGGACAAACAGATACTTTTTTTCTTCTAGTACTGGAATACACGCAACAGTATTTCAAGGTATATTGGTAAGGAGCGCATAACATGACATTGCCAGAAAAAATTAAAGCACTTTATCCAGAATTAGTAGATGCTGATTTTATGGGACGAAACGCAACCATACATCTTCAAAACGATTCAGACGGAAAAGGCGACTACATCGCTGAGTGGAAACACCCTACCTTGGCCAAGCCAACACAAGAACAATTAGATGCAGTTAAGGAATAATAAATGCTAGTACTAAGCGGTAATGACAATGTTGTAACTGTTCCAGCACTATCTGGTAGTACTGGTGGTACAACAACTGGTCTGTACTATCCAACAAGCAATCAAGTAGCACTGGCCACTAATGGTTCAGAAGCAATACGCATCGATAACAATCAAAATGTATTGGTTGGGTCTGGAAGCAGTAATCCATTCAATAGCAAATTTTATCTAACTGGAACACCCACTGCAAATGCACCTATTGCTAGTTTTTATAGTCAAGGTAATTCAAGCACAGCAGGTATTGGTTTATATAACGATTCAGCAAGCGTTGGAATTTGGTCATCCTCTGGAAATTTAATATTTAGAACAAATGGAAATTTAGCGTCTGGCTCAGAAACAATGCGTATCGACTCCTCAGGTTTTGTTGGTATCGGCACAAATTCTCCATCTAGTTATGGAAAATTATCAGTTACTGGAACAACATCATTGGGTGTTGATCAAACCAGTTTCATATCTGTACTCGGTGGTGGTGGAACTGCAAGACTTGAAGGAAATGGTTCTGATACAAACATTAATGTTTCCTTATCTACAAAAGGTACTGGTGCACATTATTTTTGGCGTGGTGGTTATGGTGGAAGTATTACAGCACTTTTTGATGGTAGTGGTAAAGTAGGAATCGGTACAACAAACACCACTGCCAGTGTTCACTTATTTAACTCAAGTTCCGCTGGTTTTAGAATGACTGGTGGTATTGCTGATAGTGATATCTGGCAAAGACAAGTTGTTCAGTTCGTGAATGTATTTACTTGGGCAACTGTTCTTTCCATAACTCCATCCACTGCAGGTAATACTTGGATGCGTGGGTATGTGAAGGCAAGTATTTCTGGACACAACTCTGGTAACTATAATGCAGCTTTAATTGATGCCATTTGGTATCTAGATTTAAATGGCGGTTCTGGTGCAACTTCAGCGCAGGTTTCTGCAGGTACGGCAACTGGAGGTGGTACTCCTGGATTTAGAGTAAATATGTCTGGTAATGTGTGGCAGATTCAAGTGCAGGCTCCTGTTACAGCACAACGATATGATGGCTGCGTTGCTCTTGAAATTGTACTATCACATGGTGCTGGTACTACCGCAACATTCACTATCGCTTAAGGAAATTATGGAATATAATTTATCCCCAGAACAAGTCCTATTCAGTAAGTGGATGGATATTCGTCGACAAAGAAATCGTTTGTTGGCAGAAACAGATTGGTGGGCAGTATCTGACAGAGTTATGTCTGACGATGAAAAACAATATCGTCAGGATCTAAGAGATTTGCCAAGCAAGTTTAATACTCCTGAAGATGTAGTGTTTCCTGAAAACCCTTAATATAAAGTAGAGAAAATAAATGGCAATCATACTAGACGGATCACTGGGAGAATCCAATGCTTCTTGGACAACTTCAGGTCGCCCATCAAGTCCATCAGCTGGGCAGATGGGTTTCAATACGACACTGGGTGCCATTGAAACATATAATGGCAGTGCTTGGTATCAGGCAGGTAGAGCAGGGAATGTAATACAGGTAGTTCAATATTCTACTGGTTCAAGTTATTCAGTCACCTCTACAACTTTTACAGCTACTGGATGGACGGGATCAATTACTCCACAGTTTTCAACTAGTAAAATTCTAGTTAGTATTAGTGCTGGTCAATGGAGAATTACTACAAATGCCCTTCAAGAAGGATGGGCTCAATTGTGGAGAAGTATTGGTGGTGGGGCATATTCAGCACTAGGTCAAACTGGTGGAGCTGCTGGTGGTAGTGGTGATATCCACGAGATTCTAATACCGCCTGCTAATAATCCATTTGCAGTTTCTCATAGTGTTTTGTATTTAGATAGTCCAAATACAACTTCTCAAGTAACTTACCAACCATATGCTAAAACTAATAGTAGTGGTACGACAATTTATTATAACATGTCCAGCCCTGTTATGCTTATGACTTTAATGGAGATTGCAGCATGATTCTTAAACATGAAGCGATTTATGCAACACATCCTAATGTGGTTAATATCCGTGGCGATGTTGCGTATGACCAAAACGAAAATATCGTTGAATATGATGAGGCAGTTGTTCAAGCACATATCGACGCAAATGAATATAAAGAACTTCGCCGAGCAGAATATCCATCCTACGCAGATCAATTTGATACAATTTTCCATGACGGAATTGATGCGTGGAAAGCAAAGATTCAAGCAGTGAAAACTAAATATCCAAAAGGATAATAAATGGCATACGGTAATCTAGCAGTTGACACAATAACAACAAGTACGGGACAAATCATTGGTGCTTCTTCATCAGCCACGATGAAGAATCGTATCATCAATGGTGATATGCGTATTGATCAAAGATATGCTGGCTCTGCAACTGCCAACAGTATTAATTCATATACTGTTGATAGATGGGAAGTGTGGCAAACTACAACTGGAAAACTTGTGGCACAACAAGTTACTGATGCGCCAACTGGTTTTATAAATTCGTTGAAAGTCACATCACAATCAGCATATTCAATGTCTACTGGTGAATTGTTTAGAATATTACAATTTATTGAGGGTTATAATGTCGCCGATTTCGCCTATGGAACTGCCTCTGCTGTAACAGTTACATTATCATTTTGGGCTAAATCGTCTTTAACTGGAACATTCGGTGGCGCATATGGTAGAAATGATGGTCTAAGAACTTACCCATTCGTTTATACAATAAATCAAGCAAATACTTGGGAATATAAAACTATTGTAATTCCTGGCGATACATCAGGAACATACGCTAAAGATAATACTGCAGCAATTGCTTTACAATTTTGTTTAGGTATTGGTACTGCTGCTATTGGCGGAACTGCATTTACATGGGGTACTTCAGCAGTTGGTGCTTCTGTGGTAGGAACATCAGTTGTCGGTACATCTGGTGCTACATATCAAATAACTGGTGTTCAGTTAGAAGTTGGTTCAACTGCAACTACTTTTGACTATCGTCACTATGGTCAAGAGTTACAGTTGTGTCAACGCTACTATCAGTCTCTAGGAAATGTTGGTCTATCATCTTATAATGCTTCAGGAGTAATTGGGTTTGTTTTTCCAACTGCAATGAGAGCAACACCAACAATTACATGGAGTTATAACGGCACAAGTAATGCAATTTATAGATTTGCCGATGCTGTAGTATCAACACTATCATCGCCTACTGTAATTGCTACTAATACTGGAATGCAAACTATGTACGCTTTTAGTCCAGCAAGTTGGGCAGGGGCATCTGGATATGGATATCAAGCAGCATTTGTTCTTAATGCGGAGTTATAAAATGACAAATTATGTTTCAGGTCCAATGTATAAAATAGTTTTAGGTAGAATTGAAAAAAATATCTGTGGTATTATTAGATTAACAGATGATGCGTTTATTCCAATGGATCCAGCAAACAGAGATTATGCAGAGTATTTAAAGTGGATCGACGCAGGAAATGTGCCACAGTTACCTGACCTTCCTCAAGAAAACACATAGGAATAATAAATGGCATACGGTAATTTAGCAGTTGATACGATAACAACCAGCACTGGTCAAGTGGTCGGTGCATCTTCTGCTTCTAGCATGAAGAATCGTCTTATCAATGGCGCCATGACATTTTGGCAGCGTGGTACAAGTTCATCTTCGACAGGTTATCTTGCTGATCGTTGGAATTTCTATGCTGACTCATCAAGAACTTTTGCTCGTTCAACTGATGTACCATCTGGATTTCAATATTCTTCTTCCTTGACTGGAACAGGTAGCACTGGACTTACACAATACATTGAGTCTGTTAACTGTGCCGATCTTGGTGCGCAAACAATCACTGTTTCTTTTTGGTTGAAACAAACTTCAGGCGCAGGTACTAACGCAATCGCACTAAACCTTTACTACGCAAGCACTACAGATGCTACCTATTCAACTAGAATCGGCACTCAGCAACAATTCAATACAACTTCTTCATGGCAACAATATAGTGCTACTTTCACAGCACTTCCATCTTCTGTTGCCAATGGTATTCAGGTAACAATAGTAACAACAAGTGGATCGGCAGTGACTTTCCTTGTTACTGGTGTTCAGGTAGAACTCGGTGCTTCGCCAACTTCCTATGAGTACAGACACTATGGACAAGAGTTGAGATTATGTCTAAGATACTATGAGATTATGAATGATCAATATTATCCACTACATATTCCTTATGGATATTCACTATATGCTGCTGGATATTGGAGATTTTTAGAACCAAAAAGAGCAACACCAACAGTATCAGATGCAAGAAGTGTAACTGGTACAACATTTGCTAGTGCTGTTGATCAATTTGGTCAAGGATCTTTTACACCGACCAGCATGCAAATTGATAGTCCTACACAATATGGTTGTCGCATTGCTTTAATTTTTACTGGTTCTCTTGGAACAGCAGGAACTACCCATGGTGATATGATTAATATACAAAAATCTGGTTTCTTCCAAGCAAGTGCGGAGTTATAATGTACAAATTTTACAAAAAGATGGATAGTACAATTGATGATACTGGTATCATTCGTATGTTCAATTCGTGGAATGAACCAACACCGAACCCTGCTTATGTTCCCTTTGATCCAAAGAACAGAGACTATCAAGAGTATCTTAAGTGGCTTGCCATTGGAAATACACCACTTCCTGCTGATGATTAATTAGAGACCCCACTGCGGTGGGGTTTTATCTTTGCATTCTCCAGTTTTATAAATATAGATATAACAGTCTGAGGATATTGATGGCGACAATAAGTAATTTAGTGGTTGATCAAGGTACTACCTTTAGTAGCATCATTTCGCTCACAAATCAAGATGGAACAGCAATGAATTTGACAAGTTACACTGTTAAGTCGCAGTTCCGTAAGTCGTATCAATCTTCATCAGCAACAAATTTTACAGCATCTGTTTTTAATGCCACAGCTGGACAGATTAGATTACAACTTAGTCCGACAGATACTTCTGGTCTTCAAGCAGGTAGATACTTGTACGATATTGAGTTAACTTCACCGACAGGCGAGAAATCTCGTGCGTTGGAAGGGTTAGTTATACTTACTCCAGAAATTACTAAGACATGAGTGATATAACAGCAACTGTAATTACTGGTTCAAATATCAATGCGTCAATTGATGTGCAATCGATACCAACTGTATATGCGGTTGGTATCCAAGGTCTATCCGCAACACAAATTGGCATTGCTGGAATAGCTGATGTTGATGCGCTTGGTGCCAGCGATGGATCAGTTTTGGTTTATAAAGCAGCAACAAATAAATGGACAGCAACCACAGTACTAGACTCTCAAGATGTAACTGGTGGACAATATTAATATTCGGAGAAATAAAAGATGGCATCAATAATTAGAATAAAGCGTTCACCAAGTGCTGGTAATCCAACAACACTGGGTGCTGGTGAATTAGCGTATTCTGCGCTGACAGGCACCCAATCGAATGGTGGTGATCGTTTATATATTGGTTTCGGTACGGAGACCTCAGGTGATGCAGCTAACCACTATATTATCGGTGGTAAATATTTCACTGACATGTTGGATCATGTCACTGGTACACTGACAGCAAGTTCTGCTATTCTTGTAGATTCAAATAGTAAAATTGATGTTCTTAAAACAACGAATTTACAAATTGGTGGTTCAGGTGTAACGAACTATATTCAATCTACTGATACCAATGGTAATATTGTTTTAGATCCAAATGGCACTGGTTATGTTTCAATTATTGGAACTAATGCTTTAGTAATTCCATCGGGAACAACTGCTCAACAAGCACCTTCAGTTACTGGTGCTATTCGTTTCAATAGTGATAACACTGCCTTTGAGGGTTATAATGGCAGTGCTTGGACATCTCTTGGTGGCGTTCGTTCTGTTGATGGTTTAACATATATTCGTGCTGAATCTTCTTCTGGTGCATCTAATGACGAATTAGAATTCTTTGCTGCAGCAGCAGATAATACAACTTCCACAAAGTACCTTGGTTTAAACAGAACTCGTTTAGCAGTTCTTCCAACAACTACTTCAACAAGCACTTCTACTGGTGCTTTAGTTGTTAGTGGTGGCGCAGGTATCGCAGAAAACTTATGGGTCGGTGGTACTACTAACCTTGCTGGTGCATTAACTTATGGTGGTGTCACTTTAAGTAATGCTGTCACTGGTACAGGTAATATGGTATTAAGTGCTTCTCCAACATTCACTGGTACTATTGTTGCTCCTAACGCAAATAGTATTTCTGTTGGAACTCCTGCTCTGGGTACGCTAACTGGCGCTGCGACATTTACTACATCAACTAGCGTAACTGACGGAATCGCAATCTTGAACCAAGTACTAAGCAAACTCGTTCCTGCTCAACCAAACAGTTTCCCTAATGCAGTTTCTCTAACAGTAAGTGGTACGGCTTCTTATCGTATTGCTGTTGTTCAAGCATCTCAAACACTTAATAGTAACACTGGTCTTCAGGTTGCCGCTGGTTCTACTGTCTCAACGCTAAGAGCAGCGACTTTCTCAACTAATACTTTCTCAACGATGGGTCCAGGCGACTCTGGTACAGTTAGTGTTTATAGAAATACTTCACTGGCAACTAGCCATGTGATGACTGTTGGTAATACGACAGCCACTGTTGTTACTGCAACTGTTACTGCTACTACTAATACTAGCGCAACAGTTACTATTTCTGCTGTTACTGGTGTTGTTCAGGCTGGTCATAAATTCTTGGCATCTGGTACTGGTTTTGGTGGTTTAACTTCTGGTTCTTACTACTATGTTCAGTCAATTGCTGGAACTCAAGCAGTGTTAAAATTATACGATAACACAACTGGTGTTATTGGAGCAAACTTTGCTGCAACATCTACTGCCACTGGCACTGTAACATTCACTGCTTCTAGTGATGCGGGTACTTATACTGCAAACAATACTTCTTTAGTAATTGCCAACAATATTGCTTACCCAACTGGCACTCCAGGATTCTGGGAAACAGTTGATATTTCAGCAAGCGGAACTTCTGTTCCAGCTGGTTGGAACACTGTTCAAATTCAACATAGTGGCGCAAGTAATACTGGTACCACTGCTTGGTACTATGACTCAAGTGCTCCAGGAACTCCTGTTGTTACTCCAACTGCTATTACTGCGCCAGTATCTCCTACTTACAAATATAGTAGTACTATTCCTCACTATGATGGAAGTGCTGCCAACGCATTTACACTATCAGCAACTGCTACTCGTTTGAGTGGTGACTGCTATCCAACTTCTGACACTTTCGCGACTGGTACTGCTGGTGGCGCATTTGCTGCTCCTGCTTCAGTAACATACTCTGGCGCAAGTGTAACAACTCCTCTGGCAGCTAACTTATATGTTGCTTCTGGTAGCGCAACTATTCCTACTACTTCACAGATTATTACTGGTTTCGGTTCTAGTGCAACTGGTCCAACACTAACTGTGGCAAACAGTTATGCCAACGGATCTTCAGCGTTTACTACACTACTCGCAGCCACTGTTCTTTATAAGTCAACTACAACTGGTTCTACCACTGTTCTTGACGAAGGTAGTATCTTCTTTAACAGTGCTGTTGGTGGTTCAACAACTGCTGGTTATCGTGTTCCAAATCCAGGATCTGCTGATACTCCTGCTTTCACTGCTGGTCAGACTGCATTTAATAGCCAGTCTGGAACTTTACAAACCTACGATGCTAAAGTCGTAGCGAACATACTTAAATATGATGTAACAAATTACTCCACTGGATATTTACCAGCTGGTCCTAATTTCTCGTCTCATGGTGCTAGTCAGTATTTCACTTTTGTGTTTATTAGAACTGGCGTATCCAAATTTAATATTACATATACCACTTCGACTGGAATTGCTGGTATGTGGGTTGCGATGCCAGGAACTGGCGGAACAAGCGGAACAACTTCTACACTGAATAAGTGGCTGAACCTTGCTATCGATAACTCGTTGGCGGATGGTGCTGCTCTCGGTGGAAACTTAGCCATTGCTACTACTGGCACTGTTTCTCAGAATGCTTCTTTCGGCACTTTAAGTTCTACTAATTCAACTAATAATGAAATTTGGGTCAGAATCAAGTTAACAAGTGCACAATCAATCAGTGCCTTATATCTTGGTGCCTCTACAGTCTAATTAAAATAATAATAGGAATAACAAATGGCAATTTCAGACTCAATCAAAACAGACTTACTTTATAAGAAGCTGTTTGGTGTTACCAAGACTGACACGGCAGCAAATAAAAGTCCATCAAACGAAGCTACTGCAAGCCCATTCTTAAATCGTGGTGATAAAACTTGGACTCAGGCAAGTTTAATTCCAACTACTGCAGCTGCTGTTACTGGTGTTGTTCAAGCATATACAACTACTTCTAAAATAGAAACTACTGGAGATGCCACTACAACTAAAATTGGTGGAACTGCATATCCTACTTGGAACACTGGTTTAACTGATTGGATTCCACCCGAATTTGATACAGCCAACGTATCTAACACTTATCGTGTTCAAGTTTACTATGGTTTAACAGGTGTTTCTAATCCTGCTTCTACTGGTGGTACTCAGATTTTTGCTGACGGATCTGGTGGTACTGGCGAATGGTATTTTGATTATCAGTCTGGTGTTCTAAACTTTATCGGTGGTACTCTACCGAGTGGTATGACATCATCAAGTGTAATCTATATCTACGGATATCGTTACATTGGTACCAAAGGTTTTGCTGGCTCCACTGTTCCAGTTAACGCACTTAGAACTGCTTATACAACTACTGCCACTGCAGCTGGTACAACTACTCTAACTGCAACAAGCACTCAGAATCAATTCTTCACTGGTACAACAACTCAAACTGTTGTTCTTCCTGTTGCCAGCACTCTGGTTCTTGGTGATCGATACTATATTCAAAATAACAGTACTGGTATCGTAACTGTTCAATCATCTGGGGCAAATACTGTTCTGGCAATTGCCGCTGGAACATCGGCAGAATTTACTTGTATTCTTGCTTCTGGTACTACCGCTGCATCATGGGATGCAGATTATGTTGGCTTCGCTGCAATCAGCGGTACTGGTGCTGTTATTCTAGCCACTGGTGCAACACTTAACCAACCATCGTTTGCTGGTCCAAGTTTTTCTTCTATCTCAAACAGTGGTGTACTAACACTACCAAATGGTAGTAATGATACTTTAGTTGCTAGAAATACAACTGATACTCTTACTAATAAAACACTTACTAGCCCAGTATTAACAACTCCAACATTGGGTGTTGCTTCTGCCACTAGTATTAACAAGGTAGCAATTACTGCTCCAGCAACAGGTTCTACTTTAACCATTGCTGATGGTAAAACACTTACTGCTTCTAATACATTAACCTTCACTGGCACTGATTCTTCTTCAGTAGCATTCGGTGCTGGTGGTACTGTTCTTTATTCTGGTGGTGCTCTTGGAACACCATCTTCAGCTACCTTAACTAACGCTACTGGTCTTCCAGTTGCAACTGGTATCTCTGGTCTTGGAACTGGTGTTGCCACTGCTCTTGCTGTAAATATTGGTTCTGCTGGTGCTTTTGTTACATTCAATGGCGCATTAGGAACTCCTTCTTCTGGAACACTTACTAATGCCACTGGTCTTCCAGTTGCAACTGGTATCTCTGGTCTTGGCACTGGTATTGCTACATTCTTGGCAACTCCAAACTCAGCAAACTTTGCTGCTGCTTTGACTGATGAAACTGGTTCTAGTACTATTGTATTTTCGAACAGTCCAACTCTTGTAACACCTACTCTTGGTGCTGCAACAATAACCAGCATCACTGGTTCTACTGGTAACTTTGTTGTCACTGCTGCAGCTGGTAATAATAGTATTTCTCTTACTCCAACAGGCACTGGTACTGTTGATGTTAATAGTAAGAGAATTACTTCTGTTGCTGATCCTACTCAAGCACAAGACGCTGCAACTAAAGCATATGTTGACTCTGTAAAAACTGGTTTAGATCCTAAAGATTCAGTTCGTGCTGCAACTACTGCTGCATTAACTGTTACATATTCTAATGGCACTTCTGGTGTTGGAGCCACTCTTACCAATGCTGGCGCACAAGCTGCAATTACTCTTGATGGTATTACTCTTGTTTCTGGAGATCGTGTCCTTGTTAAAGATCAAGCCACTGCTTTACAGAATGGTATTTACTCTGTAACTACTGTTGGTAGCGTTTCTACTAACTGGGTATTGACTCGTACAGTTGATGCTGACCAAGCATCCGAAGTTACTACTGGCGCATTTACTTTTGTTGAAGAAGGTACTGCTAACGGTAGCAATGGTTTTGTGTGTACAACTATTATGCCGATTACTATCGGCACTACTTCAATCAGCTGGGTTCAGTTCTCTGGTGCTGGACAAGTTATTGCTGGTGCTGGTTTAACTAAAACTGGTAATACACTTGACGTAGTTGGTACCACTAATAGAATTTTAGTTAATGCTGACTCTATCGACATTTCTGCAAGTTATGTTGGTCAGTCTTCAATTACTACTCTTGGTACTATCGGTACTGGTACTTGGAATGGTTCATTAATTGGTGCTACTTATGGTGGTACTGGTGTAAACAACGGATCGAATACTATCACTCTTGGTGGTAATATTTCTACTTCTGGCGCAGTTACTCACGCTGGTTCGTTTACTCAAACATTTACTGCTACTGGTAATACTTCTGTTACTCTGCCAACTACTGGTACTCTAGCAACACTTGCTGGTTCTGAAGCATTAACAAATAAAACAGTTAATGGTTTAACAATTTCATCTACAACTGGTACTTTAACTCTTGTAAACGGATCTACATTAGCAACTGCTGGTGCTTACAGTACAACTCTTACTGCTACTGGTGCTACTAACGTAACATTACCAACTACTGGCACTCTTGCTACTTTAGCTGGAACAGAAACTCTTACTAACAAAACAATTAACTTAGCGAACAATACGCTAACTGCAACTTCTGCTCAACTGGCTACTGCTATTTCTGACGAAACTGGTACTGGTGTTTTAGTATTCGGTACTGCTCCAACGATTTCTTTACCAGTTATCGATAACATTAAGATGGGTTACAGTACAACTGTAACTGCAGCTGGTACTACTACTCTAACTGCTTCAAGTAACTATCGTCAATTCTTTACTGGTACAACTACTCAAACTATTCAGCTACCAGTAACCAGCACTTTAGTTGTTGGTATGGCTTATGAGATTGAGAATAATTCAACAGGATTATTAACAGTTAACTCTTCAGGTGGTAATGCAGTAGGAACAATTCCTGCAGGTGTTAGTGCCCATGTGATTTGTATTGGAACAACACTAACTACTGCTGCAGATTGGGACTGGGATTATATCTCTTTCAATGCAATCACTGGTACTGGTTCTGCTGTTCTTGCCACTAGCCCAACTCTTGTTACACCAGTATTAGGTGTTGCAACTGCCACTAGTATTAATGGTTTAACAGTAACAACTACAACTGGCATTTTAACTCTTGCAAATAGTTCTACTTTAGCAACTTCTGGTGCTAATAGTATTACATTAACTTCTACTGGTTCAACCAACGTAACATTACCAACTACTGGCACTCTTGCTACTTTAGCTGGTTCTGAAACATTCACTAACAAGACTTTAACAACACCAACTATTAATGGTGCATCACTATCAGGAACATTCTCTGGTGCTCACACTATGTCTGGTGTTGCAACATTCTCCAATACGACTGATGCAACTAGCACTTCTGCTGCTGCTGTTATTTTGTCTGGTGGTTTTGCTGTTGCAAAAACAATCTATGTTGGACTAAATATCACAGGTGCTGGTGCAGCAACTTCAACTTTGGATGGATTCCAGATTGATGGTGGTACTTACTAAAATGAACTAAATACATGAGTCGCTGGGATTCTTATCTCAGCTTTAACCTTTTTAGGAATATGAATGAGTAATCAAGTTCTACTCAAGAAATCATCAGTTGGCGCAAGAGTCCCTCAGACAACTGACTTGGCATATGGCGAAGTCGCATTAAATTATGCTGATGGATTACTGTATTTCAAAGATTCCTCGAACGTCATTCGGTCTTTTGCTTCCTTAAATGCGACAGCAACTGAAACAAATAAAACATTAACATCACCTACTATTAATAGTGGTGCATTGTCTGGCACTTTTACAGGTGCTCCAACTCTTTCTGATACAACAGCTTCTACATCTAGCACTACTGGTTCATTAAAACTTGGTGGTGGATTGGGTGTTGTTGGTAACATTTATGTTGGCTCAGCAAGCAAAGTAGGTTTCGTAAACGCAAGTAACGTAAGCGCAGTATATCAAGTATATAATTCTACTACAAATAGTTTAGATACAATTTTTGGATAACAAATTATGGCACCAGCAGCAGGCGTAACCCTTACTTCAGTTCCTACCAGTATCACAAAAGGCTCTACAGGAACATTTAATACCAGCTCAACTGGTTCATTAGCAAATGGTACCCTGTACTGGGTCATCAACAATGGCACCACCACCAACAGCAATTTCTCTGCGGTCACTGGATCATACACAGCCACAGGCGGCACTGGTTCATTCTCAATTGTCACCGTAACAGATGGCATTTCACAAGCTGATTTGACTTTTACTGTTAGTATATGGACTGGAGCAGGCGGTACTGGGCTACTTAAAACCACCAGTAGTACAGTAAATTTGGCCAGCCCCTCAAGATATTGGGTAGGAGGCACAGGTGACTGGGATGGAGTTTCCACTGCAAATTGGTCAACCACATCTGGTGGTTCTTCTGGTGCGTCTGTTCCGACGACGGGCGACAAGGTGTTTTTTGATGCCAACTCTGGTGGTGGTACGGTCACAATCACCTACAACTATACAGGTGTCACCCCACAGTGTGCCAACTTAACCTGCACAGGTTTTACGGGTACATTAGGCGGTAGTTATGTTTTACAAGTCTATGGAAATGTCACACTATCATCGGGCGGTAATTATACTGGTTTATCTTTATTTGTAGCAAGTGGAACTTGCACTCTGACATCTGTTGGAAAATCAATACAGGACTTGTATGTTGTTGACCCAGGAGCAACAGTTACTCTTGCCGATGCTGCAAACCTAACAGTAGATGGTTATCTCGAAATCTACGGAACTTTTACCACAAATAATTTTAGTGTAACTTCTGGTTTTGTCGATATTTACGACACAACAGGAACATTAAACATGGGGTCAAGCACGTTTACTGTCAATGGTGGGGGATGGTATGCGGATCCTCTTTCAACCATAAATGCTGGCACATCTACTATCAATATTTCAGGTAGTCCAAGTTTTCCTTGTGAATTTTACGGTGGCGGCAAAACCTATTACAATTTAAACATAGGCAGCTCGCTCGACATATACGACAGCAACACGTTCAACACCATTTCAAACAGTGCGCAGCCTATCACGTTGAGGTTTGATTCAGGGAAAACTCAAACAGTAACCAACTTCACAGTGTCAGGCACTGCTGGCAACCTAGTCACTTTGAATCGCCTTGGTGCTACAAACTGGATTTTGTCCAAAGCATCAGGTACTGTGAGTAGAGATTATCTAAGTATACAATATTCAATCGCCACGGGTGGTGCTGCTTGGTATGCTGGTGCACACTCAACCAACGGTGTCGGCAACACAGGGTGGATATTCACAGCACCGTCTGCTGGTAGTGTAATAGCATCAAGAATTACATCAACAGGTGTATTATCAATATCTGGACAGTTAGACGAAGTTACTCAGGCTACAATTAGTCTTACACCAAATTTTTTATACTCTAGTGAGTTTGATGAGTATACATTACAAGGCGCTGGTGGAGGTTTAGTCAAAAAAGAAACATCAACTGGAAAAATCCAAGTTACTGGATATTTTGATGAATATGTTAAACCTACTTAAATAGAAAACTATGGCTAAACTACTATCTGGCACAAG